TTTTCTATTTTATCAAGAGAAACCTTATGTTTTTCGGAAATCTTTTCGAGATTAAATTTGTCGCCTTTCCCTTTTAAGTTAATTGATTTTCTGATTACTATCATCGTGTTTCTCCTGTACCCATTTAGCATCACTCAATGTTTTATCCATTGGTTCTTCTATTATATCACACTCAGGGCATAACATAAGACCGCCGATATTCTCTAAATTAAGTCCGCATTCACATTTCATAATTCAATATCTCCCAGTTCTTCATAGTATCTATCCCATGAGCCGCGACATCGGGGATGGTTTGGTCCAGCAGACCACGCCCAACTATCCCTCTTAACTCCATAGTTACTCTTCCCATCCCAGATAGCAATAGAGGCAATAGGATCATTTATATTTTCATCAGATAAGGGAACATCAGACCATCGAGCAATAATTTGATCCTGTACTGCGCCCATACAGAAAGAACAAGTATTTGCATCGCCATACTCTCTACGAACGAAATACAAGGGCTCACCGGGCAGGGATTCGCTTTTCTGCTCATCTATGTATTCGGCATTAAAGATATTCACACCTTCAGTATCAATTATCCTGTCCCAGTCTTTATTCAAGTCTCCAAACTTATAGAATAGGTCCTGAGATATTTGTCCTTTTGATTTTCCGGCCATATATCCCTGATCAAGAATGTCTCTTATTCCCTTTCTGGTTTTATCGTTTACATCCTGAATATAATTTCCGACTATTCTCTCTCTGAATTTCAACCGGTTAATATCTGAACTCGGGAAGAAGTTTTTAATATCTGTATAGTCTTTGAACTGATCCCAACTTGTTTTTTTGAAAACAACATCTTTAAGAGGAATTTTTCTCAAAGCTTCCATATCTGATTTTTTTCTCATATCCGAGATTATCCTGGAGACGGCAGCCTGATTAATTACAAATTCTTTTGTGGGATTATTTCTATTCATGAACTTATCAACGGCACCTAAGAGCCTGTCAAGATCTTTTTGAGTAATTGGAAGTCCTGTCTCTGGATTCCATAATATCTCTTTACCGAGCTTTGGCGCTTTAGGATCGATTGATTTCTTGAAAGTAGAGATTGGCCGGAGTCCGACTGTTGAACATACCCGGGAATATAGATCATCCATGAGTAAACCGAAACGAGTTTTATACATTTCATATAATTCGTTTTGAGCAATAAAGGGAAATTCTTCTTTTCCATGCTCTTTATGTTCTATTGTTGCCGGGATATTCAGTTCTTTTGATAAGATATCAATAGCTTTCTGGAACTTATCAGCCCTATTAAGATCATTGATATCGTTTATTTCCAGTTTCACTATTTTCATACCGTAATTTTAACCTATAAAAGCATTTATATACAACCATTTCCTTGACTCGAACTAAGGAACCTTGCCTGATCATTATGAAACGTGGTGTGCACCAACCACTCAGACACGAAATGCCGTTATTCTAAATGGCTGGATTAGATTTAATCATTGGTTTAGATTAGTTCATATATAAGATTTTTGCAATAAAAAAAGCTCCCGGAGGAGCCCTTACAGTTTATCTTTATAATATTCTTTTTCCCGGCACCTTACAGAGCAGTATCTATGGTTTCCAAAATTGGTTATTCTAAATTCTTCTCCACAGACTACACACTCTTTAATATTTTCTCTTAGGGCGAACTCTTTAGATTTATGTTCACTTGCCTCACTTGAGTAATAATTATCTTTTCTCTTATGTTTTAAGTTCCCAATAGCCTTGCCCTTATATTGGTCTAAATGTGTTGTATCTTTATTTAGGAACTGAAGATGAAGACCTGATGTCATTATCGCCGACTTGATATTGAACCCCATCATTTTTTTAAAATCATCTTTCTTTATCCCGTGTTCAAAATTCATATGAGATGACAACCACTCCCCTTCCCAGTCGCATCCATCCACAGGGCATGGTAATATCTCTTTAGATAAAAACTCATCGTAATTGTTTATTTTACCTAAAGACATTTCAGATACAACGAATCGGTCAAATCTCTCCGACATATAAGCCCTCGAACATACCTTATTGCAATAGTTCCTTTTAGATTCTCTGGATTTTTTCATATGTAAAACCGTCCCACAATAAGCACATTTCTTTATCACTTCTGCATCTTTCTTCTTCTTAAGATTCATATCTTCTAATCTATGTTTCGTTTCCGGGTCAGCCATATAGCATTTGAGACAACAATATTTTCTCCCATCATATGTAGAAACCATTTCTTTACCACACGTTTTGCATTTGATATTATATTTCCCGAAATGGTGTCCAGAGTTCATATGGTGACATTCTCTTGAGCAAAAGATATTAGTTCCGTGTTTTTTATGACGACACCTTGCGCTGGCACTTGGCAAAAACCTTTTGCCACAATATGTACAATTCACAGTTAAGTCTTTTGCTTTCATAATTCCCCCATAAATATATTTGTACAATCACAAGATTGTTTATGCTAATAATTTAAAAACCTTTTCAGCAAGGTCTTCCAATCCCTCTAAATCTACTTCACAGAAAGAAGCAAAACTCAAATATCCAGAACTTTCCTGAATCTTCTCGATAAACTTCTCAATAAAAAGAAGCTCAGAATATTCCTCTCCCATCAATTCCTTTCCGACGTTCTCCATATCCATACAAAACATATAGACTCTCATTTTGTTTGAATAGTCTTCTATTGCATCGCTCTGCATAAGGTCGAGCATCATTATTTCTGCTACTGGTATATTCTTTTCCATGGATCCCCCTAATTGATATCTGGTAATCTTGTGAATTCCTCATCTATATCTTCGATGAATTCATTCACTTTTTCAATAGTCTCAAATGATGACTCATACTCATCGTGACTATCCAATTCATTATGACCGCTACTTGATCTGGTATGGTCTATCTGGATTTCTATCAATCCGCTAAAATAACGTCTTTCAATTACTGTCATGGGTTTTCTCCTTTATGCCGTAAGCCTGTTCCCTTCATAATCGACTACAGCAAGAATATTATTTATATATGATCCACAAAAAAGTTCTTTTCCTGTAAACGCTACATCACCCGACGCACAAAGACTGCCATTTAAAATAACATTCGCTTTGTTTTGGATAATATCTTTTATTTCCTGGTTAGAAAAAGATTTTATCTCTGTAAAAATTGTCGCTCTTATTACCGATTCTTGAATATTTGTCATAAATTCCCCCTGTTGATACTTAAAATATACAACCGATTAGTTTCTCTGTCAAACATTATTTTAGTTATTCGTGAAAGTATTATAAATAAAGAACCCCGGCTTTCAGATTCAGGGGAATATGTTGCCGGGGTAGGAGAGCAAGCTCATCCATGCTTTAAAGATATATTCTATAGGGCTGGTTGTCAATATACTTCTTTATATAACAATTGTTATAATATCGTTATTCATTGATTTTTCAAAATCATCAAAACCCTGATCAAACTCATCCATCCCTTGATCTTCAGCTCCGGGATCTCCCCCGGGAGCACCCTCTTCTTCACCTCCACCGACTTCGGCCTGATAAGCTTGTAAATACTGAGGATTCTGTAATCCCGGAACATCGGCAAACTTGAAAGGAACTGGTTTTAAATCTTTTTCCAGTCTCAGTTCATTAAGAGATTTACTACTTTCAAGCTCTGATTTAGTAGCGTCTCTCATTTCTTTTGCATCGTCCTGTTCAAAACCATGGAAGACAAAACGGAACTGAGGATCTATTTCATCCAGGATGGTCTGAAAATGACGTTCTAAGAACGTTAAGGCATTACCTATACCTTTATCATCAGAATACTTATGAGCTTCGGCAGAGCCCGATTCCATGATTTTAGCGCCCTTTTCGTTCTTTATCCCGGTTGACTCTATATCTACACCGTAAATGGCGGCTATTCCCATGTTAAGAAAGTCTTGCCATCGGCTATATTGCATTTCCTGATTGGAATTTCCCATTGGTTGCCATGAAATAGAACTTTTGTCTCCACTTTTCCCGGAAGGGATAATCGGGATCCCCCACCGGCCGGTAGCTCCTGATATTCCATCGGGACCCATAACGTCGATTAGATAGTCTTCTATCTCTTCGACTTCTTCCATACCAATATCGCCATTGAGGAGTAGCATACCCCGGGGGAGTTTGTCTTCTGTAAACGCTCCGGCATTGAAAGCAAAAGTATTAATTGAAGATATGATCAATCCAACACACTGTTCTATTTTTGAATATCCATATCCATAATGAAGTACATCAGTCCGGGGATTGTCAAATTGAAATATTATTTGTCCGGCATGATAAGTAGAAACTATTTGAGACTGGATCATTTGAACGAATTTAATCTTATCGTCGCCCTCATAGCCCTCTTCAGTACATCTTAAGATAGTAGCTGCATCTATGGCATAAAACGAATGCATGTCTCCGCTATACGTTTTTACCTTTTCGGCTGCAACCTGGTCTAAGGTGAGAAGATCTCTTAAAATCTTTTTCGTGTAATGGGGTAGGTCATCTTCCCGGTCTGGATTAAGTCTATCCCAGCCTGTTTGAAGAAAGAATTCCTGAATTTCCATAGCTCTTTTTTTAAGCTTATCGGTAAGCTTTTTGTCCGGATCTTTCAATTCTATATCGAAATATCTGGACCCTCTTGCCGATTCCGGTCTCATATAAGGAATTGTTTTATCAATAATATGTCCTATTACGACATTTATTAACCATGCTTTTTCTGAAATTCTCCTGAACAATTGCATTGAATAGGATTTTTCCGGACTCAAAAGCCCTCTTTGATATCCTCTATATCTTGGATCAATAAGTTTCGATTTTAACTCTTCTTTTCTCTGATCCTTTTTAACAGCTTTTTGCATTGCTTCTCTAAACTGATTACCGTCTACCATGCCTATTACCCCTTCTTACCATTCTTTTGATTCTATCTAATTCGGGATTCCCTGTCGATATTCTAACACTCTTTTTAGTTTCACCCTTATTTTTCCTATACTGAGAATAAAATTGAGATATATTACTATTCTCTGTCGTAATTCCCATTGTAGCAAGCGCCAAGCTCCAGAAACGGTCTGCATGAGAGTCTTTGGTACTTCCATCATACTTATTGAATTTCATTGCAGTAAGAGTCTTTCTTATACAATGGATATCTGCATGAAGTTTTTTGTTCATCGGGAAAACATATTCTCTTCGCTCACATCCCAGGTAAACTTTATTGGCCATAACTTCTTTAGTTTCGTTGGTAAACTGGACACCATGAGCAATAGTCGGAAATTTCTTTTCAGCCCATTCCGCAAAGTCCATACCGAGACCGTTCTTATCTATTAAAAATTGTTGTATTGGAAGTGAAGACAATGCCAGAGAAGCAAATTCTTTCTGTTCATCAAATGGAGTATTTTTTAATTCGTATGACATCCAGACATGAAATTTCCCGTCTTTATATCCGATTAATGTAAATACAGAAGCGTCTTTAGTCCTTCCCATATCCCACCCGGCAAATAACACACCATGGATCTCAGGATCATAGGCCGGAGCTGTTACCGATTCAAATATCGGTTGTCCGTCTGGATCAAACCCGGTACATATTTCAGGAATATCTACACCATTGAGTAATTCAGCAATATTTTGATATTCATACTGTTCTACTTGCTGAGGAGTACAGGACTTAATCATTTCGAGTGTTATGAAAGCTTCGGACTCATCGGTGAATTCACATTCAAATTCCTGTTTAAAAGATGATAATCCCATAGAAGAGAATATTTCTTTTAAAATATCAGTTCCGAATTGATCAACCCGTTCCCACGTGGTTAAGTCAGGCGCTATTTTAAGAGCTGTATTTACATCGATACACAGAGCAGAAGCCCACCACCAGGGAATATTTAATCTTTGATACCTCGCATATTTATCTTTGTCAGAAAGGATATCATAAAACATTCCGGCCTTTGCTAAAGGAGTTGATCCAATTGACAGCAAACCGCCCCTTGTGAGACACGGTAAAGCTGATTCGTAAACTTTCTTATCATCTTGATGAAAAGCGAATTCATCGAGACTGATTCCCCCGAAAGGATTAGAAGTACCAAAACCCCTCAGTGTACGATTAGGGAGTGATATAAGCTGAGATTTACTTTTTCTGTCTTTATCCCAAAATTCAAGTGATGTTTTAGAATCAGAAGATATTTCTTTTCTCCACCGGTCCGGAAGATTCATTAACGCATTTCTGGCATCGGATATTTTTCCTATGGCATCGTTCATACCATACGAAACGAAAACATTCTGATATTTATAGACATCCGGGGAATTTGCTTCGACTACACTCTTCAAAGAAGTAATATAAGACCATCCAATACGACGGCTCTTATTGACAACTAAAAATCTTTCATTGGACTTTAAATACCAGTCCTGCCAGAAGTCGAGTTTAAACTCTGGATTCATTGTCGTTAGTGCTGCCGTTGCTACGACAACTTTTTGTTCACCTGTCCACATAAAATCATTATACACACTATTTGCGGATAAAAAAAGCCCTGATTTATCTTGTTAAATTTGAGACTAAATACTTGGATGATTATAAAAGAAAAAGCCCCGGCTGCACTAACCGGGACTAATGTAAAAATAAATAAAGGAAAATTATGAAAACCAAATTAACATTATATCCTTTCACTTGGATTGTCAATTAAATTATTTTTCTGGCTTATCTATTACTATATCTCTAGTTCCTTCTAGCAGATCTGATAGTTTTTTATGGATATGATCAACTCTATCATTAAGATGTTCTATTAAAACTCGACCACCCCCGGAAAGAAACTGGCTCATTGAAAGAGGGTCTTCTTCTTTTCTGTCATCACCAGTTAAACATGTCGGCGAATCATCTTCAATACGACTCACAAACCCTTCTAACTGATCAATCTTATTGTTCAGTTTTTTTATTGATTCAATAATCTCTAAATGCTTCATACACCCACCCAATCTTCAGCCAGGATATCTGTCTGGCTTGCCAGCTACCGTTCCAACCCCACCTTGCTACTTTATGCCCTTTTTTTAAAACCTCTAAAGCTTCACCGAAACTCATAGTCTTTGCTGTTCCTTCACTCATAAACACTCCTATAATATTTTTATGGGTATTCCCCCATTATTCACGATTAAGCTCCATTTCTTTACCGGGGATTTCTTTTTTTATTGGTTGTATTTTCAATTTCACCACAAAATTCAATCCCAACAATTTCACGAAGAACAGCTTTATTAAACTCTCCATGAACTCCCATTGTAATATCAAGACCTTCAGCATAGATTATATTTCCATTTTCATCTGTTATTTTAACATCTTCCCCTTTAGAGAAAGACTGGTAACTACCTGATACTTTTATGGTTCTTAATTTAATTTCACCTACTGGCATTTTTGTCTCCTATTATTTTTCTGTCTCCCGAAACCAATATTCCGGGTATCTATTCAAGAATAGACTTCTTTTAAGTAAATACAAATCTGTCTTTTTACCCTTAAAATCTTCCACAACTTTCTTTATTTCTGCAGTACTTATATCAGTATAAGCAAAATCACAGACATATTTTTTAGCCCTGATAACCTTACCGTCCCATTTAACAGCATCAGCAATAATAAACGGCACCTGTCTTTTAAGGTCTGTAATCATTCCGGCCTTTTCCAGTAAAAGCAATTTCTGATATCGCCCGGCTTCGCCTTTTGAGTCAAACTTAATACCGTCAACTTCTGTTTTTACATTTCTATATTTGCTTAGTTTCGGTGCAATAGAATAACCTATACCATCATATATAACTTTACTACCGATCAACAAAGCGTTTAGATTACCATTGACCGCATGAGCCATTTCTTCAGGAATTGCCTTTACAATTGCAATTCGGCTCATAGGTTTTTCTTTTAGTAATTTTAAAATCTTATCTTGTATGTTCATTTATCCCCCCAGGTTTGTAACCCTGCCCCACAGCTCGCTTATCCAGTCAAGAGGGATCACCTTTTCGTTTTCCGAGTACCGGGTCATTGCATCGACTATATCGGCTATACGTTCTTTATCTTTGCCCTGCTCCCAGTTTTTGATAGGTGTTAATCCTAATGGCGGTTTATCGGCTGCATCCTCAAAATCTTTTTCATCATACAAATTCATGACTCAATCCTATTGTGAATTAATTTTATTCTATCTTCCTGAGCGCCGGTCCACTTATAATTTTCATAAACACCATCAATGAAGTTTATCTCCCAGTCGTTTAACTCAAGTTTTCCGTTCTCTTCGGCAGCTCTGATTTCTTCCAATTTGTCTTTAATTAGATCATACTCATATGACATTCTATTCCCCCAGTGCCAATATTGGCGATCTTCCTATAATCTCTGCAAACGATATAATTCTCTCTTTTGCCTGTTTATATATATCCTTGTAATACATTTCAGATTCCATACCATCTTGGATAGCCTTTTCAATTACGCTATCGGCAGTAGCTACTTGCATTAATTGTTTGATCGTCATTATCTCTCGGAGGTTATTATATTTTTGTTCAAAGAAAAATAATGCAGAATTCTCCATTTTTGCAAAATTCATATAATACATTTTAGCTGACTTACTTCCTTGACTTGTAGCATAGTCTACAAATCTTTTTATTATATCCGTCTTTTGAATGTATACGGTCTTTCCATCCTTTCTTATATTTTGCCAGTCTGGATCTTTTCTTTGTTGAATAAGCCCTGAAATAATCTCTCTTTGCCTCACAAACGCATTTGTAAGAGCTTCCTTAAACAACACCACTATTTCAGAGTTGTTCATAAGAGTGACTAAAAATGTAGCTTGTGTTTCATTTAGAATAGCATATTCTACAGGTCTACCACCATTTGATACTTTTGCGGTTTCAAAGGTCGAAAGAATCTTTGTACTTGAATACCTTTTAAGCAACCTCATTACATTCCTGTGATCATTACCAACACCCTCAGCTATTATAAGAGTTGTCGTGTAAACAGAGTTCCCATTTAAAATAACTATATTTTTCATATTTACCCACCTTTCAGATAAATATAACCGAATCTATTCTTTATGTCAATCGTGGTCATAAGTTTTACCTATTCACTCTATACTTCACACCATAATCGATCAATCTCTTTTTTGTCAAATAAAGTTATGTCTTTATTCAGTGTTTGATTCATCTTCATTAAAAATCCGGCTTCTCTTGCACGCTTTCTTCAAGCTTGCATATATCATCATTAAACTCATACTGACTAAGATTTTCTGAATCAAACCCATCTTTCCATATAATATATAATTTATCCTCTATATTTATCTGATCATCCTCTGTCTGATGGTCTGTGCAATCGGGTTGAATAGTTCCTTCCGGCCAATAGTCATTAAATTGATTATCTCTACAGGTATCCCTATCTATCATATTTAATTTATCTCTATAGCAATATTCTTTACCACCACATGTTTCACATCTAACTTCATTATTCATTTTTGCTCCTCTTTTAATAATTATCAATTATTCTAACAGCTTCTTTTATTATTTTTATTTGAGCTTCTTTTATACTAGCAGTAGCATCAGCAGCAGCAGCATATGCAGCAGCAGCATCAGCAGCATCAGCAGCAGCATCAGCAGCAGCAGCATATGCAGCATCAGCAGCATAAGCAGCAGCATAAGCAGCATCAGCAGCAGCATAAGCAGCATCAGCAGTATAAGCAGTCTCAGCAGTATAAGCAGTATAAGCAGCAGCAGCAGCAGCAGCAGCAGCAGCAGCAGCAGCAGTTCTGTTCCCTTCGGTTTGATCATTTACCCATTTTTCAGCAGCTTCAATGGCCTTGCTTGGCTTATCCGAACCGTGTATATCCTCATAAATATGTAACACTAACTTTGCTGAAAATATAGCAATTCTAACATTCTGCTCTTTATTCATAATGTTTGTGAACAACCATACTGCATTTGACTGATTGTTGTCATTTATTTCAATCAATAAAGTTTCTAGGTCTTCTGGTCTTTCTTCTCTACAATACCATTTCCAACCCTGACTGCAAGGCTTTAAAGCTTTAATCTGATCTTTTGATATTTTCATCATTCACTCCTTAGTTTGGATAGTGCTTTTGCCTTATCCTCTCCTAATTTAAATAAACCTATTTTATTTTATATACTCTCGTATTTTTGTGATTTCAATAGTATCTATATAATACATTATGCCGCCTGAAAGTAACTCTTGCTCGAATGTATCTGATTCTCTTAATGAATGTATGGAATCACTTAAAAGATCGTAGCAAGTGTTTATAATTTTGTAACATTTTAATAATTCATTTTTATCTTCTAGTTTTTCAATATCAAACCCAATCATAAGTCTTGTTAGTTCGTTTAAAATATCAGACCCCAATTTGTAATCTTGATATTTTTTATGATGATGGAACTCTTTATTATTTGTATTCTTATATTCAAATTCTAATTCATTAACAAGATATTTTATATCTTTAATTATTTTTTTCATTTTATCGTCAATCATGATTATTATCCTTATGCTCTTCTAAGTATTTTACAAGTTCTTTTTCAATATCTTTTGATTCAATAAAATCATGTACTAAACTACACCATCATGTTTTATTGCAGCTGCCATTATCATCTCACTCTCTCCCCTCACCATCAACAATAGACTCTATATGATCCATAAAATTCTTAAATCTATAATTAGTCATTCCACATTGAATAGATTTAGAATATATATTATTTAGCTTAGGATCTATATTAGGTCTTTTAATGCTAATAAGATTTATTTCGGTTGGTTCTGGATATCCGTTTTGTTTTAAAAATTCTTTATATAAATCTTCCATTCTCCCCTCACCTATAATAATATTGATTTCCATTTATTTCGCCATCCAGGTAAACAGTCTTGTACCCCAACATTACACACTCTTTTATCCGTATAGTAATACTTTTCATTTCCGCAATTCCCGCAGCACTTCATTGATTCTATTTGTTCTTTAAGTTTAACAGTCATATCAAAGTAATGAACCTTTTCTTTGTTTAGCTGTTCAATCTCTTCTTTTAACTCTGTAATCTTTTTAGAATAATAACTTAAAAATGCCTTATTTGACTCAATCTCTTCGGCTTGCTGTTTTAGTTTTACTGATTGATGCTTGTATCCCGCATAAAAAATTGTTTTTTCAGATTCAGTTAATTTATTATACCAATCTTTCGCAGGGTCGTTATCTTTTAATTTTATTATTAAATCATTCTTTTCCTCTTGGTCTGTGCAATCGGGGCATGGTTTAATAACATTATCATTTAGCCCATACCCAATCTTACCGTCTCTACATTCTGGATTATCACAGTTAACTTCATTATTCATTTTTGCTCCTCTTGCCATTGTTCTTCTTGGTCATAGTATATTTCTTCACATTCTTCTGAGCAACATTCTGTCTCTCTCCCTTCGTGATTACGTGATGATAAATGAGTCATCAACTCTCCCATTGGGGAACCACAAACCAAACATCTTGCTTCAATCACAATTCACTCCTTAGTTTCCGAAGTATTTCTTTTTCTTTTTTAAAATAATTAACGGTAGGTGGTGGATTGTCTTGAGCATGTTGAAGCTGCATATATAACGAATCAGCATCTTGTAATACTTCACCCAATATCTCAACCGCAATCTCTTTATCTTTTTCAAGCTTCTCGCAGTATGATTCTAGTTTTCTATAATATTCTTTATGAATATTTACCCCTGCTTTATAGAACTTAAAAAACATCATTTCATCTTCATCTGTAATATCTTCCGTCCATATTTTATCGAATAGTTTATGGAAATCTACTAATTCTATTTTATTAACATCTATAGGGTTTCTCATTTTATTTCCTTCTTCTCGAATCGTGTATTCCATGATTCTGGATCGTTTATCAGTAATTGGTGCTGGATCATGCCGGACAGCATGTAACATCTAGGGTAATGCATTATTATTACACTGTTAGGAAATTGTGAATTTATACATGGAATTGATCCGCAAAATGGACACTCTTTATATTTCATTTTTTTGTATCTCCATACATAAAATCAATTGAATTTAAAACAAACAGACAAGCCAAATAAAGCATCATAGTTTGATAAACTGACATGTCATTATGAAGTACAACGGGTGCTATTGCTGATATTACCACATTTATTACCCTTCTCATTTGTTTTCCTTTTCATCCGAACTTCCAAACCCCAAACCATCCCGGGTAACATCCAAATTCTCCACATCTTCAAAATACGGTATTAAATTAGGGACTCCCTGAGCGATCTTCATTCCCTTGTAAATATGTCGCGGTTCACTATTGTGATTATGCATCATAACGTTGATTACAGCTTTGTTTTCGGCAGTAGAAACATAATCCTGATCAATAACTCCGGCATTTGAGCATTCAATATTTTCTTTAAAGGCAAGCCCTGACCGGGATTGTATGATTAATGATACAAAGCATGAAAAAGGAAAACTAAAAGATTCTTTTGAATTAAATGAGGGATTCCATGAAATTCCAGTTGATATTACCGCCCTACCGTTTGCCGGGATAGCGACGGTTTCATCAGAATAAAAATCTACTCCTGCAGATACCTGAGTATGTCTGGTTGGTAGTTTTGCCGTTTCGGTCTCTTTTGTAAAATTATATCTCATTATCCTCTCCACGTTTTAAAAGTTATTATATTTGAAATGGTAGATATACATACACCATACTTTTCAGCCAAACTTTTTGCTGTGACCCCAGGGATATAATATTCATCACGGATCCGGTTGGCTACCTCTTGATTTATCTTTATATTGCCTTTTATCATATCGTTTCATTCCCCCCTTGCTCTGTTATGATAATAATCATGGTTTTTTATTTCAGGGACAACTCCCTTTGATTTACAGTTTAAATTATCCATGCTCTTATAGAAGCATGAACTTTCTCTTGAATTACATTTCCCGGTATCTTTGCAGTATGATAAACAATTAGATTTCATTGAAATTCGTAGCTCCTTCATTGGAGTTTAAAATATCATTAAGACTTTTTTTGACATATGAGGGAGACTTTTCTTTCTTAAGATCCTCAATATGGTCTTGGAACTTATATCTTCCAATAGCCTCTTCTTGAGTTACAAAAAAGTTTTCCAATCTCATTGTATCAATCTTATATTTAAAATTTAATCCCCGGGAAAATATAGGTTTCATTATTAATTTGAAATCCTTAAGACTTGATCCACAATACGGGCAATAGTCAATTTTTAGACCTGATCCAACTATTGTTGCAGCAAATCCATTCGTTATAGAAATTCCGAAAGTGATTATTCCACTGTCTTTTGCCCTATCGCACATCTCCATTTCTGTGAAGTCACATTTTTCAGTCATCTTTCACCATCATCGGATCAATATCATATATTTCTTTCAAGGGATCTGGAAAATCTTTTTCTATGGTAAAGGTTGGCTTTCCAGTAATCTTCATGTAAGTATATTCATACCTTTCGGTGTTACTACATTCAGGATTTTCACAAAAAAGAGCGTCGCCCTGATTTATAAGAATGTCCCGGCAGTCTGGACAAACAAAACTATTCAAGTGATCCTCACCCTGTTTATTCCCTGAGAATTTCTCTTCGGTATTTGTCAACCGATCAAACTCAGCTATGTAATTAGATATTATTTTCTCTGCTTTCACATATTCCCCCTGATAAAAAGAATACACCCGATTAGTAATTTAATCAAGCATAATTTTAGTCCAGATCCGGCAGTCCGGCAAGTTTTGATAATTCCTCTGTATTGCTCCCTTTAAGGGCAATGGTTATTCTCTCTGTTAAAGAGGATATTTCTTTTTCTATTGATATAGAACCGCCCTCTTTAGATATTCGCTCATACGCTAAATTAAGGCGCTCGTGTTCTATTACGACCTGACTTGCATCAATCAACATTTTTGCAACCGATTTTAATTCTGAAATACCCTTTAAAAGAAGATCCCTGGGATCAGAATGCTTTATTGTAGTATTCATCACAATGTAGTGACCATCTTCTGAAATGGCATCTAAGAGAGCCTGAAGGGTAGCTTTTTTCTGAAGTGTCCCGGGTTTCCCGTTTTCGTTAATTTCTTGATAAACAACCTGAATTTCTGATCCCCGTGCACCTAGAAAATATTTATTAGGATCATCTGGATCTACCAGGTAGTCGGCGCAGCCCTCGATTAACTTGTCCATCATTTCTATTTTAGATTCTACGTTTTCCAGCAAAGCAGAAGAAGCAATTATCTCCCGGGCTTGAGCAGTTTTTAAAATTGATTCTGATATACAGTTTTTTTTATGCTTTTTTATTGTTCTGGGATCATATCCAAATCTTTTTACTATAGCGGTATTCGGGGCATTATCTAGTATCATCCTGTTGATAAGGGGTAGTTTTTTGTCATTACAGATTTTACACGCCATTTTAAACAATTCCCCCGTTTTTTATTTTGTTATAATTAAATACATTACTAATGTCTATAATGCATATTTTTATTTTCTTACTCAATAACGGTTTATTCGATATCATTCTTTTTCATCCGGTAAAATAATAGCATCATTATGCAATTTTTTCGCATTAATGCTTTCAGTTGGTATAATCATAACTTCAATTGTATCTATTTTTACGTCATTTTCGGGCATTTCGTTCTTTTTATTCTTTACTACATAACGAGTTATTGGTTTTTGTGCATTTTCTACAAATTCTACAAAAGAATCGGCATTCCATTCAATATTATCTTTGACTCCGGTAATGACGCCATCACGGATGTGTATCAGGACCGACCCATAGTTTCCTTTCTTTAACTTCTCCGATAGATGTTTCATCAAGTGACCTATTGTTACATTCATGAATTAAAAATACCTCTATTATCCTTCCTGATTCTTGTACTGCTTTTACCGTAGAAGATACACACTTGAGTATACCCTCTTTTCTGGTATTAATATATTTTACTTCATTTCCGCAATCGTTACAAAGAGTTTTATCAGCCATTCTTTTTCCTTTTCGGGCTTAGATAGCTTATGAGTGCATTTGAACACCATCGGGAGAAGAAATATCCCATATCGCTTAAGATCTGTTTTAATTTATTCATCTTGGTTCTTCTCTTAAATCTTCAACCAATTTTAGTAAATCATCCTTTTCTGAATCTACCCGTTCGAATTCGGATTTCCATTCTGCTATCTTCCCTGCATTATTTAGATTAAATTTTGCGAGTATTTTATTACATTCTCTCAGCTCTACAGCTAACAATCTGACATTTTCAAGATCTTCTTTTTGAACTGAGATTATATCTTTTAGCTCAGAGATTTCTTTGTCTCTGTTAATAATCTCTTGAGCCTGATCATTCATTTCTCTTTGTAGAATTGCAATGTCTTTATATGGTTTCATCTCTTCATCTTTCATTAAGGGCATCCCTGAGCTGTATTCTAGTTCTGACTGTGAGGGAAGGGTATCACACCTACTGCAAAGCTCTTTACCGTTTTCTGGTAATCTTTCCCCACAACATGGACAAGGTTGCTTTGATTGTGTTCCTGAGTCATCATCTTTCATTTTGATTTCTCCTGTGAATAATCTGGTCTAATTTGTTAATAATTACAATTAGAAAGACTCCAATTGCCACTAATTGGGCCAATATTAGAACTAGAAAAAAATATGTCATTATTTCATTTCCTCCCCGGGTTGGATGTTTTTTTAAGCTCATCTCTAATCTTGGCTATCCTACGCAATTCTTGTAATGCGTACCGTCTTTGTGATTTTTTTAGTTTTCTATTGTAATTCATAACACTCTCCTCTTGACCGCCCTTTTGCATACCGGACAAAATACATGATTTCTTTTCAATATCATCCTCACTTTCTTCTTTCTATCTGTCCGGCATTTTAAACAGCAAACAATCATTGATACTCTACCTCAATTTTTAATATCTTAGCAGTAATCCATTCAATTCTTGCTCCCCTGGACTTCCACCAGCCTTTGAGCATATAAATCATTTGACAATCACATAGAGTGATAATGCATTCTTTCATGTATGCTTCCCATGAATGATCATGGAAATGAGGAAGTTTTACCGGGTTTACTACTTCCAGGTTGGATTTTGAAATATAAATTCTTTTTGAGTCCATTCCTTTTGTGTTAAGAAGTGTTTCGGCTGCCTGAAATACTTCATCATAGTTCTTTACATTGGTTATTCCACCTGAAAGATATATTTTCATACTACAGGAACCGTCTTTACAATTTTCTTTTCTTCCAGTTCACCTTTTTCGTTCTGGATTATCTCAACGGTTTCTTCATTCGGAAGAACTACATGGAGAGCTCCGCCGATAAACATAGAATCAAGTTTTCTGTGACCGGGACAATTAGTCTGATATACTGCTCCCGTCCTGTTTATTGAAATTTTGTACTCTCCGACCGTTACTTCTCGATTCGGAAAATATCTTGTGCTCATTCTTCTTTTCGGTGTTTTATGCATTTTCGGTTTTCTCCTGTATCTTCTCTGAGTAGTCGCTAACCACAGAAACCCAAAGTCTTGATATGAAATCTAACCCGTTTACTCTGCTAACTTTTATGTGTGATATTTTAGCTTGAAATGTCTCCCTAATTGGGAGAGATACCAATCTTCTCTGGTTTGTATCTGATTTAGAGATTCCAGGAGATCCCCACACTTCGACTATAACATCAACTTCTATTGCTTTTGTACCGGAAAGGAGAAATAAACTTCCCCGGTTAAGCTTTTCTTTTCCACCTTCAATTACATCATATTCTATTTCGTTTACTATCCCTGAAACCGTTATTATTGTGCCACTGTCTGCGATGTCTTTTAACTTTTTTATTTCACCTTTAATCATCAACCTTCCCCCCCATTCCTGTATTTTTTCTTGTATTTGCTCTGGTAAAACGCTCAGATCAAACGATATGAGCAATCTGTAGTAATAAGTATCAAATTCATGCTTAAGATGCAAAATTAAGCCCTCAATCATCATTGCTGTTGTAATTTCGCTATCCTCCAGCATGTCGGCAGCGAAAATAGGCAGGATTATCCCTTCATCAAGAGGAATTCCGTTTAATAATGATCCAGGCATAGGTTTTATAAATCTCATCTCCGGGACGTGAGACTTTTCAAAGTCTACCTGAGCAGCCCTTCGCCATGTTCGCCTTAAAGCAAATTGTACAGAGGATTTTTCAAGATCTTCTTCTGTTTCAATCGTGCAATCCACTGTTATAGGAACTGGTCCCCTCAAGAGATCCAGCTTAATTGTGTTTTCAAGTAGATTTTTCTGTTTTTCTTCGTAATATTTTAGATCTTTCATTTTAACTTTTGCCCTCTTTTATTATCTCAGAAATGCTTTTCAGCATGTCATAATGATTTCCACTATCATCATTTTCCCACCCATCAATGAAAATGTTTTCAATTCTTGATATTGCGTGTTTTCCATGGTTTAGAAACTTGCTATACATTCTTATATTTCTTTTGAAAGACTCTGTATTTTGCCCTCCCATGAGATAATCAGTGCATATTGACATTATTGTTTCGGCTGCTGTCTTTGCTTCCAAGCTATTATCTTTCACTTGGCCTCCATTCCGGAAATGTAAGACTGAATTATCAAATTCTCTTCATATCCACTATATTGAAATATTGTACCTGTTTTCTGGGACAGTCTTTCTTCTCTTTTTTTAAGATATTCTCTGGCTTTTTTTTCTTGATCACTCATGTTCATACCCCTCAATTTGATCTAAATAGACCTGTCTTTTCCTTTCCAGGTTTTCTATTGCCTTCTCAATTCTTCTCAGAGCTTTTTCAGCTTCAGCTAGTTCGCTTTCCGGACCGGAAAGAACAGTTTTTATCTTTACAGGAATTTCACCTTTTTCTTCGGCTTCTCTTCTCTCAGCAGGATCTTTTATCTTTGCTACCTTTTTCGAGAACTCCCCGCCGATCTCTTCGGATATATCCATTGCATAAACGGCCATAATCTCTTTTGCCTGTCCGTATTTTAAAGACAATTTACGATCCACAATGTCTTCAAAATAGCTTAAATTGAATGATTGCTGGCATTTTTCCAGTAATGCAATCAAAGCTTTTCCGAACTTTTTCAAGAAAACGGTATGCTCTTTGTTTATCGCGACTACCTGATCAAGAAAGGGATCTTCAAATTCTTTGTAGTCTCCGGACTCAATAGCTTTTTCAAGTAAAAAATGGAATATTGTTCTAAACTCTCCCCCGTGTGCGTTCCGGGTAGTTTTCTCCCGGTTGTCTTTAAAATCAATGTGGTGAGCCAGCTCGTGTATCGCTGTATACATTAATCCGTTTTCTTCGCTAAAGTTTTTGTTGTGAATTATTATTTCATGTTTTTCGGGATTATATATTCCATCAACTTTAGTACTGTGCTTCCCGGAGAAGATAACCTGGAAGTCTTTATGTTCTGTAAAACTATCAAGTTTTATTTTTAATTGGTCCTGATTCACTATTCCCCCTTTGTGTATTTCTTCCACATAAATATTCTCTGAAACAGGTTAAGAGATTTAATTTTGTAAATTGCTTCATCTTTATAGCTATTAAAAACCGATTCCGTTTGTATTGCATTTATTTTTTTATCGGCTATACAATAATATCTATTTTTCTCCCAGAACTCCCTACCCAAAGATTCTTTGACCAGCAAAAAATTATTAGTTGCAAGCTCTGTCCTTTTTTCTCTTGCATTAGTCGATGATACAAGAAAGTTTTCTTTTTGAAGAATATTATTTATCTCAAAACGAATAGTCCCTCCGGTTTTTAATTCAAATTGGATCGAAGTCCTTTCTTTTCCAGTATTCATAAATTTTGGTATTTCTACTTTGCTGTCATATTTATAGATTTCCACTTCCATTTCTATTCTCCCTTCATGTCTTTTTCGGCTCTTTGCCTTGCCATTTCAACCAAGTACGCCCCTGTAGATTTTATATGCGAGAAATACTTCTTCTGGTGTGCTATGAGTAGTTTTTCAACTTCTCCATAGCATTCTGTCTTTACATTCACTTCTTACCCCTTTTTGTCTTTTGTACATAGTTTATACTCGTTTCATGTATTAATCAATGGTTATTTTTATTTTTTGTTCTTGACAGCTCAATTTAAAGGGATTAACTTTATACATAAATCGGATGTTATCCGGTAGATTAGTAATCGGTTTAAAAAATATCTTATAGGGGGAATTATGAAATAGACAAACGTTGGATAACTCTTAAGATTAAAACCTCGTTCGTGTTGTTAACCGGACGGGGTTTTTTATTTATCTATTTTCTCGCCACAAAAAGGGCAGTAGGGATATTTGCTTATTTTTGCAGTAGAATGTTCGCAATGATATAACGTTGGATCTATTATAGAACTGTAAAAAACTCTGTTATGAATGGTTTTAATTGGAGAAGTAGCCATAATTCCACCGCACGTAACACTGTTCATGCACTCACCATTATTGTAAGCATGACATTTAATTATGTCTTCACTATTTCTATCACAAATCATATTGTCTCCTTTTATTTATTATAGTAAATAGACTTGTCCTACATTCCTGCATATTCATCTAATTTATTCGCTAGTTTTTTAAAAGATGAACCATTTTGTATATCACTTCTTTCAATGCGCCTCCTAAGAATTTTATTATTATATGAGTCCGAAAGCCAGCAATATCCTTTCCTGTACTTTTTAGGAAGTCTATCTTTGTAAGTTCTACTTATTTTGTATGTCTCCTTTTATTTATTATAGTAGCTGTTTTATTTAACAAATAATCTTTCAATAAATTCTTTTTTACCAATATTATACAAACAATCTCTATGTACTGTATAAACACTATCATCACCTCTAAATACATTAAAAGCAACATCAACCCTTGTGTCAGATTTTGGCTCTAAGCATATTTTGCATAACCCTTTATGTTTCCTTAATTTTGATGTGCTATGTATGTACGGATATTTCATTATTGTCTCCTTAATTTAATATACCTTATTATAGTAAATAGTCTTATTTTTATAGTCCATTAGATTCAGCAAGCCATTTGTATAACAAATCCTGTGCTATTTTTTCAGCTTTTTTTCTTTCGTGTGTTGTTACTTCAACATGATATATCTGTTTTTTATGTGCCCAAAGTCCAGAAACAGTCTTTTTTTTAACTCCTGTATATATATCATATCTATCAGGTTCATTCCTCATGTTCCATGAGTTGCCACGCTTATCAAAAACAACCTTGTGATTCCTAAGAACTTTAATAGCATTGTAATCTATTTCAGGTTCAAGTAGTTCATGTTCCTGAATGTATGCCTCATCACCATACCCATTATGATTGGCATTATACCAAACAACATATTTTTCAGCTTTTTCTATATCATTAAAATATCCATGTATAAACCAGTCTGAATAACACCCATCAATAATAATGTAAATTGTTTTCTTCATCTTCATGTCTCCTTAATTTAATATACCTTATTATAGTAAATAGTCTAATTAAAACAATTCTAGTTGATCTCCTATTTCCCCAAATTCCATATCCGAAAACGGGCTTATGTATTCAATTTTTTCGGGGATTTCTTCTATTTTGTTTTCTCTCGGAAGAAACGATCTTCTGTTATCAAATTTATTATCAGATATATATTGTATTTCTTCCCGGTCAATATCTGTCAACCTATAAGTTGACAATAAATCTTTTATTGCTTTTTTATATGCCAGGATAAATAAATCTATTTCTGATCTTCCGCAGCTTCCAGCCCCATCTTTAAATAAACTCCAATGAACAATCCATTTAGAATCTATCTTTTCCGGGATAAGAAAAACATGACCTGAAGATAATTGGTACTTCTCTGTAAATGGCGGATTCATAAGCCAACCGTATTCGTTCAGCACTGGCTCATTCAAGAAAGGGCATGACTTTAATTGATCTATGCCATAAAGACTCTCTATGGTACAGGTTTTGTCCATATAGTTACATTTTTCACATTCCATAGATCCCCCGATTCTGGAAATAAAAACGCCGGATCACCGAAGTGCCTCTTCATCGATCCGGCTAAGGAGAATTACATAATAAGAAACCGTCAGAAACCTGTTTGTTCTAATTCAAAACACTTCTTAATATTTCTTTTATGTTTTACCTCATGCGAGGCAATTGGAAGCCACGGACTTGAACCGCATATTGCCATAACTTGTATTGCCGTGATCCCATATTTCACCAGCTCCCATTGACGAGTATTTCTTTTACAGTTGAAATATCTCAAACAACCTGGACTTTTAGGAAATCACAGCTTTTCCGCTGGTATAGGGATTTATCTTTTACCTCCCGTGGTATCACAGATTTCTTTAAAGACTGCCTGATTTCAGTCTCTACTTGATCAACATTAGCACTTGCAACACTATCAACATTAACACAAGTATTTATCTCCGGGGACCCTTGACCGTCCCCGAAGAACCCCTCGTGTGAGGGAAAATATAATCAATTGTTTTCGGGACCAGTTACTATCCCTTGTTTAGATCAGCCCATACGGGCAAGATCGTTAAAACACAATAAGACCTGTAAAATCGAATTGCATTTATTTCAGTATAACATAAACGGATAGCCTTAACCATCTACGTTAATTTACCGCCGAAAACCTTTGACAGTTCCACGGCAGAATCTTTTCATCGATACTTTAACCTACAGGTAGTTCCCTCCTTTTCGATCCTACCACTACTACTACATTGCTATAAAATCGGGACCTAATTTTTAGATACTTTTAATTAGGTATAATTTTCTTCTCCATACGGAAAAGATTTAAAGGGGAATTTTCTCATATCCCCCGATATTAAAATAATAACTCTTATTCTGTTATTAATCAAATTAAAAAATTCATTTTTATCTGGTTTTTCTCGTCTTCTATTTCTATAAACTTTACAAAAGATATTTGATGTATTGCTCTCTGTTCTTTAGGAGCTGGATATCTCATAGTCGGAGCTGTTATTGATCTAACAAATTCCGTATTCCAGCCTTTTCCAGTATTTGTAGTTATAGAAACAATATCGTTTTTATCAATAACTCCCATTTCAAGTGAAACCTTGAGCTGTTCAATTAAATCTTCTACAGTCATTTACCATCTCCCGAAACTAACCAGAACACAACCAGAATAAGAACAATTATTAAAGCAAATAAAACATATTTCATTACTTCCCGACCACCATAGAATCAAAATATTTCTTAAGAACTGATTCAGGATAAGAATTTACTATCCCGAAAGTAGTGCTTTTAACAGAACTTATCTGTATTCCTTCCCGATTGCATATTCCAGTAAGAATTTTCCCATGTGAAGACGTATCGTAAAGAGAAATTTTCCTGATCTTCTGGTAAGCTGCTATTGTGTAATAATCTTCTCCAATACTCTGGAATTCCATTTGTTTCGCCGGGGGAAGTTTATATTTTTGCTTTTTCCCGGAAGAAACAATAAAAGAATTACTCTCTACCTTATCAACTCTTTCAATAAGTGATTTCATGATTATCTGGTTTTGCTGTAGCAGTTGTATAATTACATCAGAACTGTTTATATTTTGAGTAACAAAGCCTTTAGCCTTTTTCTCACACTCAATAAAGTATCTTCTGGCTTCTCTTCCCTTTTCGTTATTTTCAACCATGGAGAGTTCTTTAGCCATATCAAGTGAGATATGATAGTCTATTATGGTTGCATTGTTGGCTTCCATTTTTTTATGGAAGCAAATAAAATCGATGTTTGCAGAAAAATCATACTTTTTAATTCTACCTTTTACCCATGTAGAAAAATCCTGTTTACTCTCTAAAAACTCGTGAAGTTCTCTTGCGTTGACGGTCTCAATTCCGTTCTTGTTTTCAATCTTAATTAAATCGTTCATAAAATCCTCCAAATAAAAAAAGACCAGCAATAGTTTCCCGAGTTAGAACGAATGATACAAACCACGAACAACGGCCATATTGTATTATTCCTCTGAAAACTATTACCAGTCTCATAATCTAATTTAGATTATTGTTCGTATAGTCAGGTTCTAAACTGATAAATCAACTATAATCCATGATTCAATCTTTATCAAGAATTATTTTTCTTCTTCTGTTTTTAAAGTCCCAGTCTTTCCAATGAGTAAATTTCATACAAAACTCATGAGTTCTTCTTACAAAAACATGCTTTCCGAAAGGTCTCTTGTAAACAGAAAAATATCTATGTTTCCCATTTGTGGAATCTATAGCAAATAATTTAATAAGAATATAAAATTTCCCGGTTTTATTATGAATGACAATACTCATATTTTATCCTTATCAAGAATTATTTTTATTTCATCCCAGGGCTTATACAGATACTTATCATGGATAAAATTGCCTTTGCCTCTCAACATTCCCTCTTCACTCCACAAAGAAGATGAATAAGCAATATTTCCATCTCTCAGTACTTTTATAAACTTCTTAAGTTTTTTTACATCAATTCTGGTCTGGTCCGACAAATCAGAATATCCAAACCATAAAGCATCAAAGCTTGAACCTTCAACACTGTGCCATTTCATCCAGGCATCCCATATAATCTTACACTCAGCATCATTTAAAAAATCAATCATCCTTATCCCCCAAACAAACTATAACATTCATTCCTAAGCCCTCAGCAATGTCCTCAAGAGTTTTAAGTGAAGGAGTCTTTTTCCTTTTCATGTAACAGCTCATAGAAGTCGGGGACAATCCAATTTTTTCAGCAAAAGCCCCTTGTTTTAATTTTCTTATCCTCAATTCATCTTTTACTTCGCGAAAAAACATATTTACTGATTCTGGTTGCATTAAAAAACCTCCTCTTTTGTTAGATTATCCAGCTCGACAACCAATTTGTATATTTCATCACATTTCTTTTCAATTTCTTCTCTCCGGGACTCATTATTAACCTGTAGACCAACACCATCACCAGAATGATACATATTTTCAAATCTTCCATAGCAGATATTCGGAGAGTCTACTTCAAACATTCCATCGGTATATGAGATTTTCATCTTTCGATCCTTTTAAACTCAATTACCCATACCCATGGGCTCTTATCCCAGTTTTTGTAGATAGAATCCCATAAATCAGCAAATCTAGCCTTTGCAAGGTTATTTATCCCATTTTCAAGCCCTGATTCAACAATAATTCCCTCTTTTATTGCAGAATCGTTGTCTATCTCCTGAACCATTTCAACTCTGACATCAGTTATTTCAAGTGAAGTATTAAAAATTATCGGCCTCTCTTTCATTATTCCCCCTCGTGTATATTACCTACTATTTCAGCTTTTGAGATTCTGTATAAATCTCTTGCCTGATCTTCACATTCTGGATCGCCTATCCAATCAACATATACTTGTAAACAGTTATCTTCCATTTTTAAGACGAAAGTATCTCCGTTATCAAAGCGACCTTTATCTCCGATGAAATAATCTTTCCCATTTTTATCACTAACTCCTACAAATTGCTCTAACTCGTCAAATTCTTGATTAGGATCTGATTGAAAATAAATCTCACCGGCTTTGAAGTAATCAAAACCACTACTATCACTTTCAGGAAGTGTCCAAAATATTCTAAATTTGCTATCTGTCATTTTTCCCCCGTTTCATGTTTTGAAAAATCTATACACTTTTCACATATCCCTGTTTTCGTTGGTTTTAAGTAAGTACAAGTTGAACAGGATAATTTATCTTTTGCCTTATAGGATATTTTACCGACAAATTTCTTCCAATCTTTCCACATTGGTTCGGCTTCTTTTCTCTCTTCTTCTGTCAATGGTTTTATTGGAATTTTCCAATCCGAAGAAGTCTGGCTCTTTCTTAGTGACTTTTTATCTCTGATATAAAGTTTATCCTGAGCGTCTTCTATGGCACATACATCAGGAAAACCAAAATTAAACGGATGTGATCTTATTATTGACTGAAGGAGGGAATCGTAATTTTTTTTGTCATAATGAGATTTTACATAAGCCATAACAACACTCTGGACATATTTGCTTTTATGAATGTCATAATATTTAACAATCTTGTCCTCTAGCTCTCTCAGTTCCATATTTTAAAACTCCATTAACATCTGCTTTGTTTCTTGTTCGTATCGGTGATAGCCTGACGTATAAAACTCCTCCGATAATTCACAACCTAACCAATTTAACCCGTAAGAATTACATGCAATAGAAGAAGAAAAAGATCCTAAAAATGGATCAAATATTATTTTCTCATTTGTTACATATTTTTCTATACACCATTTAAAAAGTTTTACAGGTTTTTGAGTTGGATGTATTCTAATATCTTTGTCTTTCATGTTCTCTTGAATCATACCGTCCCACTTGTGGCGAAATATTCTTGCAGGGCTTTTGATGCTATTCCAAGCCATCTCACAATCTGCAAATGTTCTTTCCGGAAGTCCTTCTCTCTTATCCCATATTATCCATGATGATGTTGGTTTTAAATATTCCGTAAAATAGTTACCACCCCAAATTATTTGATTTTTTGATATCCGGAATATCTGTTCAAATAGTTCTTTTTCTGGTATTTTTGAATCCCAATCTCCTGAAAACTTTTTAACATCTCCACGCTTTGAACCACCTCCAACACCCTTATCAGCACCAATCCCATAAGGAGGATCAGTCAAAACTAAATCAATACATTTGTCAGGAAGCATTTTCATAAACTGAAGGCAATCCATATTGAAAGCCTGATTCAGTTGGATCTCTTTTCCGTTTAATAGCGTTATTGTTTTTAATTCCATATGAGATCCTCTTTTTCACCGTCTTTCTGTTTTTCTGCAGGAGCACCGGCCCATTTCCGCATTGTCAAGTTGTGATCTGAAAAGTTTTTAATTTTACTCTGGTGTTCTTGAAAATATGTATCAATGTTTTCAATCATGCCTTTTGCTTTAGACTCTCCATAATCTACTACTAACTTATCAAATTGTTTTTCAGTTAAAAAAACTCTTCCATATTCACCATGTTTATTTTTTATCTCTTTTGTAGGTTTTTTAGATTTCGGCTCTGCCGTATTAATCTCATCTATACTAGACTTAACTATACTACAATCTAATACACTAGGAGTACACTTGGTTGACATTTGGTTGTCATCTGGTTGAACCTCTGTATACGACCCATTTACTTTCTCTCTTAATTTTGATTTTTCCTCAAGATAAAGAGTTTCCTTCATCCTGTCTTTTCTGATTGTATTATGTAATTTAAAGTGTTTAATTACGATTACACCGGATTCAAACGCTATTAAATAACGTTTCGCCAATAATATTTCTAAATCGTTTTGATTAGACCCGACCATTCTCATAATCTTTTTAGGAGAGTTGACAAACCCCTCATCATCAGCTCTCATATTCAAATGGAAATATAGATTTTGTGTTGTCTGAGGCATATCAAGAAATATATCAGAATCTATTATTGTCTTTGCAAACATTCTACGCTCGGCCATTAAACTCCCTCTTCTAATGTTTTGATCAGCTTTATGATTACAGAGATTCCTTTATTCAGATATCCGTCAGATTCAAGTATATCAACTCCGGTGCATTTTCTATTTTTAGCTCTTGCCATTACCCTAATCCCATATATAGAACCGATTTCATCATAAACATATCGATACGCTGTTCCAAAATCTTTACCAGACTTGAAGGCATATTCTCTCATTTTCTCTTTATATGCCTCTCTTAATGGCTTTTCTGGTATATCTTCTATTTGTAACTGATTATTAGGTTTTGATTGGGTTGCATTTTGCAACCTGATCTCAGCAATAATATTTTGCATGAATATTTGATTGTCTTTTTGCATTCTATCAATTGCATTTAAATTATCTTTTTGTATTTTATCAAAAAATCTTAAAAACAATTCTGTTTGATTATGTGCATTATACACAACAATATCACCGCCGGACGTATTGTCTGCCAAAGTGTCCGATGTTTTATTATTGTTTCTTGCATTACTCATAACAATAGTTACGGCATCTTTAGACATTGATCCTGACTGCAATATGCATTCAACATCATCTATTGAATAATCGAAAGGAATACCCTGTGACATTTTGTCATGGGGCACCTGTGACACTTTGTCACCTGCTTTGGCAATCCATCTTCTTATAGTTCTTATCTCTTTCCCGGTAAAATCTGAAATTTCTTTTATAGTCATGATTCCCTCTCTTTTATCTCAATCTTTCCCCCGTCGTTTTTTCTGATTCTAATTTCAGGGATATGCCCTGCTTTCATTCGCTTTCTTACTGCCTGATCGGTTATACCATGCTTTTCAGCATATTCTTTTACAGTCAACCACATATAACAACTCCTTATCTCTTAATTTATCTATATTATACTCATATTATTCTTATTACAACTATATAATATTATTTGAGCAAAAAAAATTAACGCCTATCCTTTATCATTTTCTCTGACTCTTTATTCAAAACAATAGAGCACAGAAATACATCCCCGTCTAAATGAGAAATTATTTCATCTATAAACCCTACTTCCCTACCTTCAACGTAAACCGGTGTAATATGTAAATATCTCGTATAGGGAGAAATCTTAACTTGTAACTCAATTACCATTAGATAATCGCCCTACTTCCTTCGCCATGGCTTCCAGGACTTCTTTTTCATGATTCTGATAGACAAATACATCACATCTATAAATACCCTCTCCTGCCTCATCCTTGACCTTCACAACTTGTCCAATAGGATCAGAGAATTGATTCAAATAAGCATAGATTAAATTTGTCTTGAAATTCGATAGCTGATCTACTGGTATTTTCATAAACATTTCAATTGTCATTTTCTTCTCCTGCCTCAAATGCTTCTATAGCAATATTTTCCCAGTATTCGGTTATAGCTTCTTTATCATCGAGTTTTTTCTTAATTTCAAGAGATATTAACTCCTCACAAAAGATATTCATCCCCAGGTCTCCCGGTCCATCTCTCTCAGGTCTTCAATGACTGAATCCGGAAGACAATAATGAGGATCCAGCTTCGGCATATTAAAGAAAATTATTTCCTGTTGAATCTCTTTTCGCTTGATATTGGAGTTCGGAATTTTTAACCTTGGATTTTTCCTCTGCTCTGGAAGTCTTTCATCAAAATCAGGATTTGGAAACATATCAAGAGGAATAGAGACTATAGAAGTAATTTTCCCCATATTATCTCTTATATTCCGGTATCGGCTGCCCTGCTTCTCAGTATAACATCTAGTATTCAACCTAAACCCCATTGGAGTAAACAAAACCGCTTTTACATCTTTCCCGAATAAATCAAAGCATTTTTGAATAAATAGCTCCGGGAGAAGATTCGTTTTTCCCCATTTCTTCCGGGACTCCGGGGTATGATTAAACGGCGGATTAATCATACATAAGTCAATTTCCGGGAATTCCCCTTTCCATGTCAGGAAATCGTCTTTGAACAAATGATCTATATCTGCTCCAAAATCTTCGATATCACATCCCATTGTTACAATATCAGGATTTTGTTTAAACGGCATCAGTAGATTACCTGAGCCACAGGCCGGGTCAAATACAGTCTTAACATCTTCCAGTTCCGGTTGCAATATTTCATATAACCAATTACAGACCGTTGGCGGTGTAAAGATTGTATGATTCTTTGTTTTATCAAAATACTTGTTTTTTGCAGTATTAAAAGCCGCTCCCATTAATAGTCACCTTCAAATTTTGATCGATCAATATCATCCTCTTCAATATCAAAGATTATTTTCTGATCGTTTATATAAGCATTCAAAAGAATTCTTTCGAATTTATCAAGATATTTCACTTTTAATAATGTCTTAGAATCTTTCTCATAAGATAAATGCTCTGTTTTTAAAGAGTAGATAGTGAATAATTCCTGTTTATAAGACATCATTCTAAAGCTGTTTGTGCATCGACAGTCGCCTTCATCTTCCGAAAATGAAATTTCTATATGTCTAAAGGTGGGATCTGAGCCTTCGTCATCAGAAATTTCTATTTTAAAAAATTCCCCGTAAGATTGTCCGTCTTCATCAAGATAGCAATCTCGAACTATTTTGAAAAAATCTGACATCTTTAATGGCTCTGAAGAAGAGATAAAAATATCTTTATATGCTTCCTCCACTTTTTCAACCAATTCAGAATCTACAAGGCCGGTAAGAATAGCTTTTATCCTGTCAATAATCACATTTCTATATCCGGAAAAAGAGATTTCTCCTAGTAACGGCTCAATTTCTTCAGATAGTTTTTTTTCTAAATCTCTCTGAAAAGAATATCCTCCAAATTTTTCGGTAATTACCTTTTCTATAGACTTCTGCACATTCTCAGTGATCAATTTTTCCAATTCGCCAGACTCTATAAATTTTGTTGTCTGATCATCTACTAATTTCTTTATATCCATAATTTTCCCCCTGTTAAATTTAATCTAACATATTCTTAAATTTAATGTCAAATTTAATACTCAATTCTTTAAACTCCGACTCTCTTATTTTTACAGGAACATGCCTGAGAGATTCAAGTCGTTCAACCTCTTCTATTCCATACTTATTGATCATCTTTTTACGGTAAACCTCTGGATTGCCTCCCAGAGATGTATTACAAGTCCCACACTGAATAGTAGAATTATGTTCTTCAAAGAATAAAGAATTCCCTCTACCGCTTACAAAATGGCCACAATGAAGCTCATCATAAGTGAATACTCTCCCACAAGTAAAACATTTTCCAATATGAGGGGTGCCAGAAGTCTTAACACAATCCCGGACCCTTACATATCTGGAAAATATCTCTTTAGCTTTCTTTTCGTTCGGTTTCATACTATTCCTTTATCGATTTTTTCCATAAAAATATTCTCTGAAAAATATTTCTGGATTTCAGATATCTATGGCTGTTTTGCAACCTAAGATATTCTGCTCTATAATTCCCGATAAGCTCTTTTTTAGATTCAAGATCTGTCTTTTGCTTATTTACCTCACAGACAAGATCAATTAAAAGAAGATTCATTCCTCTTTTGTCGAGAATTTCTGGATCTTCTTCTGACATGCTTCCGATATAAGAATCGATCATTTTATCAGCAATAACAAAATCCTTTCTTTTGTCAAAAAGTATAAGCCTGGGATCTTCATATCCGGTTCGGTCTCTTTCCTTAAAACCATCCTGCAGGAGTTTTGTTTTTTCTCTAAGGACGTGTTCTCTATTGATTGTTGTCGGTAAAGCTCTAACCTGAGCAACCGTCCTGACTTTGTATTGCTCTCTTGAAAAATCAACAGCTTCCGGCATTCCCCCGAAATATTCAGAATTATATCTTTCTCTCGAAAACTGAACATATCCGGACTCATTAGAATCGATCTCTTCTACTTCTCTAAAAACTTCTACCTTCATTTATTCCCCCTTAATTTTATAAAACAATATCATCGGTCCGGCGTAGCTGTAAGGGCCGCTTTGGCTAAGAAGCATCGCTTTAACCCTAACATTATTGTATGTAAAGATCTCTACCCTTCCTGAATACTCCCCCGAATATTTTAAATCTAGCCCCTCTTCTTTAGCGTCTTCTTCAGTAACAGATAATCCACAAAGAGCTCCGATTGATCCATAAGATCCACTATATTCTTTAATAAATCCTATCTGAGAGACATTGCTATGGGTTCTATCACCATCATCATAAAAAGAAGAAGATATAAAACTTTTTTGAATATCACAAATAACACGTGCAAGTATTTCGCATCTTTTCACAATTCCCCCTATTCCTGAAATTTTATCTTTTCCAGGATCTCATTAAATCTTTTTGCCTTGCTGGATTGACCGACTCCTGCAGTAATCATCTCGCGAATAAGCGAATCAGTTATATCGGTCATTTCTTTCTTTGAGTAGTCCCTCATAGACTTTAAAATGAGCTGTACTCTGGCCTCATTGCCTTTCCGGTAATCTTCTATAACATCTTTAGGAATGTCGTTTTTCTCTTTGTACGGTATCTCATGGATAGCATAATCAGAAGTTGTAAACCGAATAGTTTCATACCCGGCTCCAAGCTTAAGTTTTATCTGGTCCCGGAGATCAAGCCAATCGACAGCAACCCTCTGATAACATAGAGAATCGAAATACAACCGGCATAAAGGATTAAACAATTTTCTTTGCTGATCAGTTTGTTCGTCAATCAATATTAATTCGTAGACTGATTGTTCTTTTATCTCACCATCGAGAATGATAGCTTTTAACCATGGCTGTTTAAATCCGTCTTTAGGCATAACTTGATTGACTTTAATTCTCACAATGCTTCACCATGGAGAACATCTTTTTCAACAATATTTTTTATTGCATCTCTTTTTAAGACATTACATCCAATAGATTCACACTTATTACAGATAGAATTCCACTTCTGGTTTTGTTCCCTAAAAATAGCCTTCATTGCAGAATCAGACTCAGCCCTTCTCATTTCAATTATCTCAGGTATTTCCTTTATGAAAATATCATTGAAAACAGAAACTATTTTTTTATTAATAGATTCTTCATTTTTAGATTCGAGAGCTTCTTTTAATTCTTCAAAATATACTTTAGATTTTTTCACATTTCCCCCTGCACTTAATTATACATGCGATTAGATAGATGTCAATACTATTCTTCTATGTCAACATATTTTAACGGATTTACATATTCTCCATTTATCTTAACGGAAAAATCAAGATGTCCGCCGTCTGACAGTCCCGTGTCACCCTGCCGGGCAATTACTTGACCCTGAGAAACAAAGTCTCCCTCATGGACCTCTGAGCTTATCCAGCTAAGATGTCCGTAACCTGTCTCGCTTCCGTCTGAATGAAGTATTACAATATATCCGCCATAAATCGGATGTCCTTTATAGCCTTTATATTCATTAGGAACATACCATTTTTCTTTAACAACACCATCAGCGACGGCCACAATCCGGGCTTGCCAAGTACCATATAAATCAAGTGCCTCATGATCCCGGTCTAATGCTCCCCCGGTATAGATCCCTTTCGGAATTTCTCTTAGACCGTATGGACTGCTTAATTTAATATAGTCTTCTTCATGGATAGGATTTATATAATTGAACACTTTTTCTATTTTCGGCTTTTCCAAATAAACAATTTTTTCGACCACTTTTTCAATCACTACAGGATCCCTAGGGATTATATAACGACCGATCAAAATCCCTAATATTATAAAACAAAAAATAACAGATAAATAAATAATTACGTTTTTCAAAGTTTCCTCTCTTGATACCGGGGGATTTCTCCCCCTCATATTTATAGCATTGAAACTAAAAGTTCCGGGCTTAATTCTGATAACTTAGTAATCAAAGTTCCTTCTTCAGAAAGCATCTTCTCTACCATAATTGCATACTCTATAGGAAATTGGCAAGCAGAATCCAAATCCATATCAGAAACACAAGCTGTAATTTCATTAAAAAGATCCTCTTTTGTTTTCCAATAAGTGTAAAGATTACTCTCATTATACCCTGACAACCGGCCTATTTCTCTTATGTAAGTATTTGCAAAACCTTTCTTTATGAAAAGTTTTTTTGCTACATCGAGATACTCTTTTCGAGCATCTCCTCCATATTTTTTTGCTGGTCTTCCCACAATTACCCCTCCAAATCTATTATATCTATTGTTGTCGCTGATCTATGTTTCACTTCCGGAGAATGAGATATACAAAAAGATAATCGATCTTCTGATATATCGGTTAATAAATCCCAAAACGTATGTAATTGAGCACTAGAAACATGTGAGTCGGGCTCGTCCTCAAACATAACATTATACCGGACAAGTGAATTCTGTTCGTTTACTTTCCTGAAAGCATACCGTAGAGCCTCATTAATGAAGTTTCTCTCTTCTCCACTTATACAGTTCAACGGCTTTGTTCTGGTAGTCTCTTGATTCACTACTGAGATATTAAACACTTCCAGCTCTTTTTTACCATCACTGGACATTTTTGTAGTCTCTGAGTGAACTTTATACAATGGGTAATATTTCGCGAGTATCCTGTTCGCCTCCTGATCAACATAAGGTCCTGTATGCTCAAGTATTCTGGCCGGTATCCCTTTAGGACCCCATTTCTCTTTCATATCAGCCCAGAAAGTAAATTCCTCATTATACTTCTCTATCCGGTTGTCGTATTCAACAAGTGATTCTCTCATCTTATTGATATCAGATATCTTAGACTCTTTTAAAGAAATCTCATTGTTTAATTGTTGGATCTCTTTTTCAATAGTTTTCAGTTTTTCTTCGGCAGCCTTCAATTGATCAACAGGAGAATAATCAATTTCGGTCTTTATTTTAGACTCTTTTTGATTCTGTAAATCAGCTATTCTCTTTGTACACTCTGAAATTCTTGTCTGCAGTTCTGTTATTTTTGATTCAGAATAAGAAGAAATCTGGTCTTTCAAAGAAGAATATTTGTCAAAATCAAACACCGGGAGATCTTCATTCAAGTAAACCGGTTCAATCGGTTTATCGGGGACTGGCTTTATCTCTGGTACTACCTGATTGATTATCTCATCATATTCGACAATTTCTTTATCTTCTTCCGAACAATCAGCCTTTACGGTTACTTTTTCCGGCTCTACCAATTCAAGAAGTTCTTTCACTTTACCATCAAGTTCGGTCTCTCTCAGCTTTATTCTTGCTTCATAGTCAGACTTCTTTTTGAGAGAATCTTCATCCTGATATCCACACTTAGGACAGGCAACGATATTTTCAACCATTTCCTTTCCGGTTTTGATCTGTTCATTCAAAGTGGATATGGATTGTTCAATCCCTACCTTAAGTCTTCCATATTCATTTTCAATGTTTATGTTCTGGTTTTTTTGATCCTGTTCAGCTCTGACCTGTTTATCTTTTTTTCTTGTAATTGCCCTTGTTTTATTCAACATGGCAGTTTCAATCTCTTTTTTAATAGATGAAACACTGTTGTTATGCTCTACAATTCCCAGGTTATCAGTATTCCAATTTTCAAGAGCTTTCATAAATGTTTGTTGAATATCAACATTATGTCTTTTGATCTCTGGAAGTTCTTTTAAGCGAGAATCGTATATAACCTTGTCAGAATCCATCTTTTCTAAAACCTTGGTAACAGTATCAATGTCGACATTATTAAGCCCTGACAGCTCATGGTTAAGGGTATTCCTGTTCGCAGTTTCCGTACCAATCTGTCCGTTAAGAATAAAGACTGTTGTATCAATGTCTCTATTTCCCTCTTCAATCTTCTCTATATCTTTGATTTTTACTTTGCAGGATAATATTTCACTGTCTATTGCCCCTAACACAATACTCTTATCAGCAATTTCGTGATTTATTTCTGACATCCTTTCCATAAATACCGCAGTATCGGGAATACTTTCTTCTACACCGGACTTTTTCATAAGCTCATTCTCAGCCATATCTTTGAATTCGTCGGCTTTTGCTTTACATTGCAGCTCAAGATGTTTCAAATCTGTTCCTGCCAGCTCATGAAATAATGATTTTAACTCAATATTATTTGCCTGAAATATGGAAGGATTTATCTTTTGCCCTGAGAATGTCGCAGGATTGTCGTCAAACTGAGTATTGAAAACAGAAGAAGAATATCTTCGGGGAGATCCAAACATAGACAGACACCAATCACTATACGGTCCAACATTCCCAGAATCCAGACCGGATATCTTTTCGCCATTTTCTTTAAAAGCATAATATTCGGCTTTAGGACTTTTTAAAGTAGGTTTGAAAAATTTCTTTATAATAAAAACTTCCCCGTTTATATCCCATCCCTGCTCAATAAAAGAATCTTCCATCTCGAAAGTAGAAAGTAATGAATTCCCCTGAGCGAAAAGCAGCGGAAACGGATTAGCATAATCAAACAACGTTGTCTTTCCGAGTCCACCGTCACCGATAAGCATTACAAGGCCGTCATGGTCTCTAAAATCAATCTTTATTGTTTCCCTGCCTATTCTTTCTAGGAAGTTCTTTGATCCATGGACAGTCAGGTATAGAGGAGTTATGACCTTTTCTTCGGGTATCTTACCCTCTGCTTTGTCAGCTTCCCACATTTCATCACAAACCTGTAATTGCCTATCGGTTGCATCGGGATAAACCGCTTTGAATTTTTCCGGATAAGAAACGGCTTCGACTACTGCCTGAGATCTTATCTTGTTTTCAAGTTCAACCTCTGTTGTTATTTTTATCTGTCCGGCTCCGGCATCTCTGCAGTCAGATTCAGTCCATTCAGTTTCATTATTGATCAAATGAACATCACAACCGGTCAGGTCTGGTATTTTATCCCCTGGAAACATAACAAGTTTTTTTCTTGTATTGATATCAAGCTCATGTCTGGTAACTTCCATTGTATCCCAGTCCATGATAGTAATTGCCGGTTTATAGTTCAATTCGTTCCAATCCCAGGCAAACGAACCGAGATAACCGCCCTTGATTAATTCAAACTCTGTAGGGACATGATAATGTCCCCATGCGTAAAAATCACAGCCCATTTGTTTTAATTCAGCTTCAGTTGAATAAATAGAACTGTTCTTAATAGCATGTAAATCTCTGGTATTCTTACCCTGTACGACTCCATGACCAACGGCAAGGGCTGGTATATCGGGATTATTCGCTCTCAATGCACCATAAAAAGAATACAGTTTTGCCATTTCCTGATTTACTTTAGCATTGGCTTCATCTCTGGACATTTCACCCATCACGATTTTTCCCTTATGAGCATGAGGAACGCCGAATAATAGCATTTCTGGCTCAAGCCCATCAATTTTAGGATAGATCTGTCCTGCTCCATACCCATAAGCCATTCCGGGCTTTATAATAACTATACCAGCACTTTTGAGACCTCTTAGCATTCCTTCCCGTTCGTGCTTTCCTTGAGTAGCATCTATTGTAGCCACCGGTTTAATCGCTGTAGCCTCTCCCCACTTATCAAGCAGCTGATTGTAAACCTCTCCAATATTGTAAGGATTATTGAAATTCTCACCGGAATTTGTCAATAAATCAACATCTGGAAGGATCTCAATAACCTGATCCAAGATTCTCATTACTTTTTTATGTCTCTCTGGACTATGGTGTAAGTCTGCTATATGCGCTGTTTTCATTTAGATTTCCTCTTTTGATTGAACTTTCTTGTCATTTCAATAAGGTTTTTACGGAATCTTCTTTCAACTTCTGAAACATCATCCGATGCAATCCAATCCAATACACTATCAATATCGCCATGTTTAGAGGCAACCTCTTGATAAAAAGATATTCTTACCATGTCTTCAACCATTTTTATGTTCACATCCGCAACACCGAACATTCCTTTTAAAACATTGTCCGGTATTTCCATTTCTATAGATATTTTCATTCTATTCCCCCTGCGAATTGTGTTAATAATAATAATACTATAGCCATTTTCCATCCAAACCATACAAAGGTCAGTATAAATCCGGCCATTATACTTGTCAGTATGATAACGTTGTTAAGTAAACTTTTCATTTATTCCCCCAGTTTTTTAAGTAATCTTTTTTAGCACCGATAGTGCCATTTTTAATAATAGGATCTATTGATTCAAATAGATCTACCCAGAATATCAACTTTGAAGTTTTATCTTCAATCTCATTATACCCCTTTAAAAGATCCAGAAAACCTTCAGCGTGTGCCTCAGACTCAAGTACAAATCCTGCCAACTTGTATAAAACAGCATTTGATTTTAACGATCCTTTTTTTTCTGCTATCTGGAACATTGCCGATGGTTCAGTATCTTTCTGATCAATAACATCAGAATCTCTATGTTCTATTTGTCCGAAAACAGAAGAACCGGGACTGTCAGTTTCAAGATACTTTTGACGAACATTTTTATTAGAAAAATCAGGAACACACTGAAAACAGAATAAATGAGTACCAATCAACGATTCGTTTGCAGACGGTAATTTTATCATCTTTTGTATTGCTCTCTTGTGAGCCCCAGTGTCAGCCCTCTGTCTGCCGAATTTAGCCATTTCAACAACGACTAATTGTTTCTCAAAATCACTTTTGTATTTCCGGGAAACTTCTCTGTCATTCTGCCGTAGAGAATTAGAAGCTTTTTTCTCCTCATACTCCATGGCTTTAATCTCATTTTTCAAAACTACTTCTTCAGCCCTGACCTCAGCATCAAATTCATATTCTGCAGACTCATACTCTTTTTTCCCCGAAGGAAGAACACGATAACAGGTAGACTTTGAAAGATATGAGTATTTTCCCATTTTTTCGCTTTTAGAGTGATCAGACTCGATCCCACACAAACCGCCAAGCATAAGAATGTAGTTTTTATCCCAGTCAACGATAGATTTTTCTTTTACCCATTTCCCCCCATTATTTGACCACTTGTCCTGCCAATGAAAAGCAGAATCGGTCACTTCTTCCTCAATTATTTCAATCTTAAGGAATTCAATCGGCATTTGACCATTAAAGTCAAAACTTCCTACTTTGATGTTCTGTTTTTTTAAAACATCAATTCTTTTTAGATATTCGGTATAGTTCATATATCCCCCTGAACTAAACAGTAGCACAATAATAATCGTATGTCTAGTTTATTTTATATTGTTTGACAATGTTCTTTAATGTCTGTATTATTATGGAAGATCGTTGATCTGCTCTTTTAGCGGAGAGTTATATTAGTTTGGGATTTGAAAGACTCCTTAAGTCTTCCTGCCCTATAAAGTTTTCCGAACTAGCTTTTTAGTGGTCGCTACAGGAAGACTTAAGGAGTTTTTTATGAACAGAGATCTTGCATTATTTCCACAAGAAGATTTTCCAGAAAAAACAATGACCATAAAAGAAGTTGCAGATTCATTAGGAGTAAGTTATGCCCTTGTAATAAAAAGGGTTAATGAGATTTTTCCTGATAAAGTTAAGAATGGTAAGATTACTTATTTGAACGAATATGAAGTAACGGCAGTTTCAATGAGAATTAAGGAAAATAGTTCTTTAATCACTTCCGATGATCGTAGGAAGTTGCCAACAACACAGGCAGAAGAAGCTTTGATGATCGTAAAAGGTTATGAGCTCGCTATTCAGAGGTATAAGAAACTAGAGGAAGAAAATGCAATTCTAAAACCAAAAGCTGCACTTGCTGATGCTGCCCTGAGAGATGAATCAAAACATTATTCTATTCGTGATGCTGGCAAACATTTAGGGTTAAGCCAAACAGAAATATTTGACATTATGAGAGATAATGGGTTGTTGACCGGGAAAAATATACCCTCTCAAAAATCTTTAAATCTTGGATTATTGACTCTTAGAACAAACGTCTCCGAGAGTAGAAACTACCCTCAAGCAGTTATGACAATGCAGAACATAGATAATTTCAGGAAGAAATATATTAAAGAGAATAAATAAGATCGGACAGGATTTCGACCTATCTTATTTAACGGTGCAAGATTATGATCATCGCGTATTATTTTGCAGAAAGGATAATAAATAATGGCTTGGAGAAAACATCAATCTGAAGTAATTTCTATATGTAACGAAATTATTGAAGGTGAACCAATAAATAAAATATTTATAGATGCTCATCCGGGATCCGGTAAAAGCGGAGATTCTATTCTATTTGCAAAACATCTAATTGGTAATGGCTTTGATAAAATTATGCATGTCGCGCCCCGGTTATCGTTAGTATACCAAATTGAAGAAAGTATGATTGATCCTTTCTTTGATTCCGGGAAAACAATAAGGGTTGCGGATAACGGAAAAGATCCATCAAGGGGATTAGACGGATTCGGGATAACTTTTCAAGCCATTGCCAGTAATGCCGACAATATAATAGAAGATTTCAAAAAATATAATTATATTCTTATTGCTGATGAACATCATCACGTTTCCAGTGATGGGAGCTGGGAGAAGCCTTTTCTTGAGTTGGTAAAATTAGCAAAACTTTGTGTTTTTATGACCGGGACCGCCTTTCGTCACACCGGGGATAAGATCTCATTTTTCCCATATAAAAATAATATGCTGGATAAAACAGAAACTAAAAATATACGATGGGTAACATATACCCGGGAAGATGCCCTCAGAGAAGATGCCATTATTCCTGTAAAATTAAATCTTATAGACGGATCCGGGGAATATAAAAAAGGTGAAAAGATTATTGAATATGACTCTATGGACAGAGAACATCTTAATGCAGCCGTTCGAAGTGATTATGCTTTTCAAGTAATAGACAATGCAATGTCTGAATTTATGGAATATAGAAGAAATAATCCTTGGGCTCAAATGATTATTGTTGGAGCTGACATTGAACTAGCCAGAGAGTATTCCAGACATGTAAATCATAAGTGGTGTAAATGTAAATCCGTTGACTCTCAAATGAAAGATTCTCTTGGTATAATAAAAAGTTATAGAAAAGGTGAATTCCCTGTCTTAAGTAGCTGTAATCAAGCTTCAGAAGGATTAGATGCCCCGAATACAGCATTTATGATCATTCTGCACATATACCGCTCTGAGCCATGGTTAATCCAATGCCTGAATCGAGCGACAAGATTCAAAACATACAAAGACTTCGCTTATATCACAGCACCGGCAGATCCGGACTTCATATCTTTTTTCAAGAATTGGATATGGGAACAAGACAGGGCTCTTGAATATAAAGAAAAAAAAGACGGAGGAAAAGGTCTCCCGGGACAGCATAAACCAGAACTTGAGATAATCTCTGGAAACGCTCATATTACCCCGTCAATGAAAGAAAAATCTTTCCGTGAAGAAATTAACGCAATGATCAATCGGTACGTAGGTGAGCAATCAGTAAAGGAACTGGACGGTAAAAAGAGAATAATCCATACCGAAAGTTTCCGGAGAAGGAATATCTTATGGATGAAGATATATGTCGCTATTGGCCGGAAGTGTCAATTAAAAGAAATGAATATGAGTGAAATGGAGACTGCAAGAAACATCATCTTGACTCTTACAGCCAAGAAAGTATAATAGGAATCAGGGGGAATTTAATTCACCTTAAATAAATTCAAGAGAGGATAATATGAAAGAAGAGTTTACTTTTAAAGATTTCAGAGAGAGTAGAGTTGCTATGACAAAACTTTTTGAACTTCCAGGGTTTCCGGACTGGGAAGAATCTATCATGGTTGCTAAATTAAAGCAGGATTTCGTCAAAGTTGATGAATTGTTCACAAAAGGATCAAATTCTATTGCTTTGAAGTATGGAAAAATGGCAGAAAAAAGAATAACACAATTCAATCCCGGTGGTTATAACTCTGCAGACGAGCAAGAATCAAACCTTACTGAAACTGAATTGTTCCTGAATTCTCCGGTTCCTGTAAAACTGGATTTCCCGGTCCTGAAAAAAGAAACGTTCAAAGCTTTGATGAAAGAGATGAAAGACGAAAAAGCTGTTCTATCTCTTTCTGATCTATCTGTTTTTGATAAATTAGGAATGATCGGGGAATAAAGCGATTTCCCTTGCTTTTATTCTAATCGTATGTATAATTAAAAGTAGGGGGAATTTATGAAAAAGATTATAGTTTTATTGATGTTATTATTGAGCAGTTATTTATATGCAAGTGATTTTAGTTTCTATTCATTTGGGGAGTTTGCTTATTATCCTATGAAAGAGGATAGATTTACAAATGATGAGAACATGTATTTTTCAACAAATATAGGGATAGGCATAGCATGGAAGTTTCTGTTCGTTGATGTAAATCAAGAAGTAGATATTACAAAATCAAGATCATTTTATTTTTCACCATATAAAGAAAAGTATTATGTAACAGCAGGAATCAATCTATGGATATTGGAAATAGGGTATCAGCATCTCTGTACCCATAACATTGATAGGAGTTATGGGTACTTTGATCAGTATGATAAAATATATATTAACTTTGATACCAGGAGACTTAAATAACTATGTCATCCTTGTACATGAAACAAAGGCAGTATCCCCAGCAAGTATTGTAACAATATAAATTTTTCTCACCAAGAAACTGTTACATTTCCAACTAGTCCAACATTTCCATCTATAATTGGGAAAGGGAATTGTGTGACCCACGCTCTTCTTTTTATGAATATTGCACATTTTTCATTGGGTGTTGATTTTGGGTATGCTTCTGTTTACTGTACACCTTATAGACAGAGATCCGTTGGAATTGGGGGAATAACTGACCATGCAGTTGTTGTCCTTGATGGTCAGTTATATAGTGCATACACAGGAAATAAAATAACTGAGTATGAAGCATCTTACTATTACACCTTTATTCAAATTTATCCGAATAAATAATTTTTATGTTTTAAAACCACCACCTTCTACACTTCATAGGTGATTGTGATCCAACCTCGGTTGTAGCTGGTTTGATTATAGTTAATATTGTCAAAAATCCCTCCGGAGATAGCAACTAATAACATGTTCGTGACCCCTATATTTGTATAATATCCAGAAACAATGTTGTCATCATAATCAAGTCGTGTAACTTGAGGTGTTGCAGCATCCGAATCCCTTCTCACCAGAACGTATACTGTTCTTATTTTTGAATAATCAGGAATAGTATGAGCTACTGATAAACTATTGGTGGTTGTCATATCCCAATCACCAATAGGAATAATCTTTGTTAATAACTGCTCTCCACTTGAAGCCTGAACACTAACCCCTGCACTTGCAGTCTTCTCGCTGATTGTGTCTACTTTTACAACATTATTAAAAGTCACCCCTGCACTTGCAGTCTTCTCGCTGATTGTGCCTACTTTTACAATATTATTAAATGTTATACCTGCACTTGCTGTCTTCTCGCTTATTGTGTCTACTTTTACAATATTATTAAATGTTATACCTGCACTTGCTGTCTTCTCGCTTATTGTGCCTGTAAAAATGCTTGTAGCTGTAACACTATTATCTTTTAATAATACAGAGTCTATTGTAACTCCAGAAGCAGTTGTTCTTTCTGAAATAGTATTAGTAATCAAAGAAGTTGTAGCAGTTAAAGAACCGGTTATAGTAAGAGATGCTCCAATTCCAGAATCTTTAATGAGTAAACCATCAATAGTTACACCTGCACTTGCTGTCTTCTCGCTTATTGTGTCTACAAGTAAAGTTGTATTTACTGTTACTGATTGATCGGCGTTACAAATCAGGTTTGCATCTGTAAGCGTTACTGTTGGCCCTGTACCAATAGCTACCGTTGCAATAGAGCCAGTAGCCCATAAAAAATTTGTAGAGTTTCTAGTCATTTGGAAAGTGTCGCCTGTTGATTGAATTATTATAGAACCATTTGTCCCAGTAACCCTCATCCCACCTGAACCGACATGTAGACCTTCGCCTGTGTCTGCTCCACCCCTGATTAAGACATTTCCTCCGTGTGTCCATTCCATAATTGCACTAAATGCTGATGCTCCAGCATCATCAAATGATCTTAACCTTAGAAAGTCATTCGCAGCATAAAATCCATAACTTCTTTTGTTAACAGTTCCTGTTGAGTTCCTTATATTCAAAGTATTAACTGAGTCTGTTTCTAATTGAAGGATTCCAATTGTTGAGTCAGTAGGTGTTCCTATTAGGACGTTACCACTATTAAGAATAGACAGTTTGGGTGTAGTAATGTTCCCACCTGTATAAAAGTCTAAATCTGCCGTTGTTTCGTTTTTACTGGCAATCCTAGCTCTAACAGCTGTTACTGAGTTTGTAAAATCTAAGAATATATCACCGTTACCTGTCGCATTTCCCAGAGCTAGTGCATTCCCTGCTACAGTTTTTACTCCGAGGTTATAAGTTGTCCCTGAATGTCCTGAAACCAGTACCTGACCACCATCTCTTGCAAGTATGGTTTGTCCTGTTGAGGTTAAGGTTGCTGTAGCCGTAAGTCCTGTTACCGTAAGAGAAATTGTTGTTATTGATTGAGTTAGTCCATAAAGCTGAGTTTTCATCTCACTTAACGAACCGTTTCTGTGAATTGATGTTATATCTGTTGTCCATGAAGTATTAGAAAGCCCGGTAGCAACCGAATTTACATTAAAAATATTCGCATTAACAACAGTTGAAGAGGCAGCCGGGATCAAAACTTCTGCTATCTTTATCCATCCAGCTTCTACCGAAGGAGCACTTCCCCCGGGAGATCCGGCAACGACTTTTACTTCTATATTGTATTCGGTCTCTGTATTAATCGGAGAAGTAGAAATAGCCCCGGTTCCTGCATTTTTAAACTGTCTGTTTGCTAAGGTAGTTTCAAATTCAAGTCTTCTTATTTCGACAATATCTCTTCTTGCAGATACCGGGTCAGCCGCCGTAAATGTCGCGGTTACAGAAGCGAGATTGACAAGTAGCTTCTTTAAGGTCTCATCGTATGCTATCCCATAAGGAATAATGGCACTCATGCCCGGAGTTACCGATTGAGTACACTGGAAGCCCCTCATTATGGTAGTAGCCCCGATTATCTCGAAAGATTCATCGTTATTCTCTACCAGACTAATAGAGTTGTTTTCCATGTCATCAGTTAATATTATTTCGTTTCCTTCCCATCTAGCTCTTTTCATGATCTAACCTCTCTATTAAAAATTCCTTTGACTCCGGAAGCTTTTACCGTATCGATAAGCGACTGGAAATAAACATCCGAATACACACTCGTTGAACTGGAAAACATAAAGTCTTGCTCGATATAAGAAGCGTTTTCGGGGCTGACTGTACCATCTAACCAGGTCGCAGCAAAACTATCCGCAAACCCACTATCTACATAAATTATCTCAAAAGCGGGGTAAAGTTTCTCCCCGAATTCAACATGATCTAACATAAATGAAACAACTTTTGTAAAAGTTATCGTTATATTATAACTTCCATCGACTATTACAAAATATTCAGCCAGGCTATACCCTGCTTTATCTGTTGAATGAACATTTAAAGGATCCGCAACTTGCCATACCAGGGTAGAAGTATTGAAATATTTACTATCCGAAGACCTTTGTATTTTAAATGAAAAGATGTCCGTATCTCCAACGGGATCAACTGCAGGGTTTATGAAACAATTCATAATAAAAGATCCTGCCGTCACCGCTATAGTCTGAGCCAGAGAACTAAAAGTTGAAAAGTCCATCTTCCAGTCTCCGGAAAATGCATCACTTATCGTCCTTGCTCCTGCAGTAACCCACTCAGCGCCCAAAGCCGTTTCAAAGTCCCCATTTACCATCAGATTAGTCAAAACATGATTAGGGATATAATATAACAATTCTCGGTCTAAATAATAACATAAAACATTTAAAATATCCCATGGAGTACCTAATTTGTCAGCGCTCCAACCACCACACTCTCTTACTGTAAGAGATTGCATTCTGTTTAAAAACTTAACTGTTGTCTCATCAACGAATCGCTTAAGCCCGGTAAAGAAGAAAACTACTATATCAATATAAGGAGCTTTCAAGTTGGCAATTTCCGGTTCTGTGAGTTCTCTTACGAACTGATAAAGATATTCCAGTCCGTTTGCTATCGCTCCACAGTTAAAATCATTCGGACCGGTGATTGTGGTTTCTGGTAAAAAGTTTACTTTTCCATAAAGAGCTTCATAGAAAGGATCTGTTTTCAGTATGGCTTCTAATATCTGTTCATTAAGCTCTGTAATTTGACTCATGACAGTGTACCTACAATTGTACTGATTCTTGCTACCTGAGCTGGAAGAACCGCAATATCAATTACTCCTCCGTTCAGAGTTAAAACGGTAGTGTTCAAAACAGCATCAAGTCCCTGGATCAGTTTTATTATCTCAGCTCTGATTACCTCTGCTCCAACCCATAATGAATTCACATAGCCTAATATGGTTTCTTGTATTTGCGTTTCGGTAGCATCAAGATCATAACTAACGACATCCACTTCGACCGTATACGCGACGGCTATAGATATAAGCCCGGCAGATAATACACGAAAATTAATTCCGGCTGCATTATACCCTTTGTAAATAGATGTATCATTTCCATATATAACAAGTTCTATTTCGTCCAGTTTTAATTGAGGGACACTTCCAGAGCCATCATCAACATAAATAGTGTAATTATAAAGCCCCGATTCCGGGGGGAAATGATCTTCAACATATCCAGATTGAATAGTTTCAACAGAAGTAGCAGCGGTTAATATTCCAAACCGATTAGAACCCGCCAACCCAAGTATAAAATTAGTGAACCTGGTAAAATACGATGAGTTATTTTCTTTATCAGTACCACCGGCAACCGCAGTATTATTCGTAACTGAGTTTATCCCGGGGACTGATGAGTTTATCTGGTTCACATCTCCGATAACCGCATTGTAAGCCGTTCCTATATCGTTTGCGATTATAGATACAACGGAAGAATTTAGATTACCCGATAGGATGATTGCCTCTGCCTGAGTAGCATATAAAAGACCGCTAACAGTTCCTACCAAAGTTCCTATAGGAATTGTTATTTGTACAGCATCGGGAGTCTGGCGAGAGAATATGACTGTTCCTGAAGCTGTATTCGGTGTTTTTCTATTAAAGTCAAAAACTTGGTAAGGAATTTGTTCAAACTGGACCTTAAACCCTCCACTTGCCTTTACCATAGCCTGATTTAACTGAGTAGCAATTGCATTTAACTGAGTATCTAAAGTAGATCCTTTATTAAAGTCTGTAACTCTATCCTGATTAGCAACGAGATAAGACTTCATTGCTTCGTAGAAATCTTTTTGCGTTAATATTTCGCTCATAGTCCCTCCCGGTATGTTATAGCTGGTTTAGATAAAGTATCCACTTTAAATTCCTGATATAGTTTATCTCCGTCACCTAAGAAGTTCAATCCATAAACGGCGGTTATTCTCGGATCTTGGATCAATGTCTCGGCCAACGATACGCTTAAATACTCAAAAGGAGCATCACTATTTAAAGCTGTACCTATCTGAGCCACAATCCCATATGATCCATCACGAATTTGACGGCCTTTTTTTTCTGTCAGTCTAAATGAAATAGCCTGTAAAATTGTTCCTTCCCCTGCCGTAATAGCATAATCTTCTGAGTTTAAATCAAAAACTCCCTCGACAACGTGAGCGTCTTTACCTAACACATCATTTCTATTATCCGGAGTGTTATAGACGGCGTTATTTGCATATCTTATATCGGGGGATAAAATTGGAAGACTCAATATGGTCGAAGCTGTCAATTCATCATTTGAATATATTCCGTTTATACCAGCAATGACATCTTTAAGGTCCGGATCTCCGTAAATATCCCTCGCTAATTTATCTAGCCGTGTATTTTCTTGTACGACATATGAAACTTGACCATAGACCGGAGTAACAATTCCGTTTAAAATTATTCCTCCTATCGGTTCAAAAGACGAATCCTGTTTTGCCAACAATACAATAACATTAAATTTTTCTTCTATCGCTATAAGGGACAACCCGATATTAGAGACAGGATCGATATTTTCTGTCCAGTCATATTTATTTAAAACATTTTTTCCTGCCGTTTTTGCGCTGCTAATTAACTGGTTTGTTTTATCCACTACATCTAAAGCTTCAAGTCTGGCCGTTTCTAATACATCGTAAGGAAATGATATTAATTGCAATCCTGATGATATGAATTGGCTGGTCTCTGAGATTACATCATCAAATAGACCGCCTAGTTTCTTTTCATACTCTAAAACCAGACCCGTAAAACTTGTGAGCTGAGAAACAAACGAATTTACAGAAGTCAAGATACTGGCTACATCAGAAACAAACTCAAAAGCATTATCAAGTAAGAAAGTTATGTTTGTTTTGAATTCTTCAATGGCCGCTACTACAGCATCAATTTTATTTTTTATATCGCTTAAAAATCCAATAACTTTCCCAACAGCACCAGAATTATAAGTTCCCAGTGGCCTTAGTCCAGTTAGATTGATTGTATATGGATAAAAGAAAGGTTTTGCTGAAGTTCTTCTCATTGCCGATTCATCTAAAACAACTTCCCATGCCTCTGAAAACTGAGAATTGCCGCCGAACGACAAACGGTTGAAAATATTCTTACCTCCTTTATGGGTAAGATCATAAAACCTCATAACATAGTTTTGATTTTTCTGTGAATATCTTGCTATTTTATCTCTGAAATAAAAGAAACATTCTTGACCGGTAAGAGATCGGGGGGTTTTGCCCGGTCCTAAAATAGACAATCGCTTCTCTTCGTTTCCAGTTTCTCCACTTATTGTTATATTGGCGCTGCCCATTCCGTAGTTATCAATAAAGAATCCTCCGGGAGTAGCTGTTTTTGTAACTCTCTGAGTTTGAACAATCTCCAAACTAGACGGCGGTATTGTAAAAGCGAAAGACTCTACAGTAACCAACGGCTGCCCATTTGAATCAACAGAAAGTATTTCAAAAAATATTGATTTTTTATATAAATCTGTATAAGCCATTCTATTCTCCTAAAGCCTTAGACTGTCCGGCATCTGATATCTCTACATTAGAAGTAAACGCCACAGTAGGCGGTGGGACACTTGGGGGAATATAAACTCCTGTTAAAGTCCCGGTATCCTCTACTCTTAAAACAAACTGTCCGTCAATCTTATTTTTTGTAGCTGTAAAATTTATGGTCCCTGCCCCTGTAGCTGAACCAGAAGTCCCGGAAGAGTGACTACCTCCGGTAAAGGTAAAAGTTAAAGTTCCTCTGTATACCTTTTTAAAAGTGACATTTTTAACAGCATATTTTAAAGAGGGAGCACTTGTAATAGTGAAAGTCCCACCGGAAACCGCCGAACCTGAACTGTGAGATATTGTTAATCCTTCTACTGCTAAAAGTTTTCTAGCCATTACTGTAATATCTCCAAATTACCATTTATTAAGACTTTTTTTGTTGTCGGAGTTGCCGCTTCCATGCTTATGGTGTTTCCATTTAGATCTTCCAAAAGCATTCCATTGGTATCAGTCGTGATTTTATTTTGTTTAAAATCCACAAAAGTAACCTTTTCAGTATCGGGATCTGCTATAAGACTAAAAAAGTCTCCATGTAAGAATTGTGCTTTGCCAGTTTCTTTATCATATAGATGTTTCCAGCCCCCAGGGAGCAACGTTATGTCTCCCTGATCAAATAGGTCAGTTTTAACGGTATCATCTCTTACATCGAGAGGAGAAGGAATTATAAACCCCGAACTCAAGTCTCCTTCAGGATGAATGATTAAAACCTCAGCTTCTATTTGAGGATAATTAACACCGCCATAAGTCGGATCTTTTGAAGGAAATACCGTTGATAAAAGTCTGATATTTGTAGCTACGAATCCACTCTTTAAAAGAACATTACAAGTACTGTCGGTATTATTACTATCTATACTTCCATATGTTACCGATAGTGATTTTGAAAAAAATGAAGATCTTGAATTGGTTTGATTGATCGGGCGGGGCGAATTATTAAATTTTAATACTTTCAATTATCTCCCTCCTGTTATATCTTTCTCAGATTGTATCATCTTTCTACCTTGTTGGGAAATCCTTTTTACCTGGGGTGTGCTCAAAGTTACGCCTTCAACCGTTACCGACGCATACCCGTACTCATACCCTCGTGTAACAGAGTATTCCGATGTCATTGTCCCGGGATAATCCATCTTTCTTTTAACCGCTTCCACATAAAATTCAATCGAATTGTTTGATCCTTGGAAATGGGATATCCGTTCTCCAATAGAAATATAATTATTCTCTTTATCTGGTACGGTCATCATCTCAATTTTACCAGAAAGAAAATCGACATTATTTTTATACCATGCATACATTCTTGCAGAATTGTTTTTCAAAAAGTTTATAGAAGATTCTGCCCTTCCTTTATCTAAATCAAAAAATGGAAATGTCGCCTTTAATTGGTTGTAACCGTAAATAGGAAGTTTATCTTTGTCGAAAACAGATATCTCACTCAAGGAACTATTTACCCAAATTTCTGCCTCGGTTAATGCAGAATTTGGCATCTGTGAAAAATAATGAGTATAGACTTGGCCGTCTGAATCACTCAAGTTTTGACTTATTAAATATAATGTATTTATTTCTGTTCTCTTTAGCTTATTCCAATCTTGAGTATCAAACGGAGTTTCCCGGCATATTAGACGGTATTTATCTTTCTCAAATCTTCCAAACAGTTCATATATGGGAGTAGGCGCAATCTGCCTGAATATTTCCCATAAATTATTAGTATCGATCTGGAATGGTTTCAAGTTCATCGGATAGTAAGCTTCCAATTTATCAATATCAAGAGAAAAATACGCATCTAGTACGGCTATAAATCCCCCAAAATCAGCGCCAAATACAACTTCAAAAAAATCTTCTTTTATTTTCCTAAAAACTTCACCTATAGATTGACCTTTTGCAGCAACTGAATTTAGGTCTTCAAAAAGTTTTCGGTTTGCAGCATCAGCTCCGACATTATACCAAAGATATAAGTTCATCGGCAAATTAAAACTGCTTATCATCCCCCCTAACGATTCCCCTGATATAACAATTGACCTTATCGGGTTGCCGTTATTATCCATTGATGAAGAATAGCCGGTTGATTTTACAATTCCTATATATCGTACTTTCCCGAATTCTATAATTGAAACAACATCTCTGGCTTTTATTTTATCTTTCCAGGTATGTCCTTTTTTATCTTCGATAGGCACAAGCGTCAATGAAAACGGGTTTCCAGGACTGCCTATTGATTCTTCATATTCATATCCGATTAAATCAGTGTTTCCGTATAGATAATTAGTTTTGTCTAAAGATGATGAGAATTCCACTTTAGAAACTTGGTACCCAGTTTGAGACCACTCCGGGACAGTCTTATAGGTTATTGTCGATTTTGTATAATCAGGTCTTTGTACTTTTACAATCCACTCGGGATTTCTGTAATACGTGTTATTCATTACGGAGTTTCTCCCAGGTCAACGCCTCTAGTTCTGCCGTAAACTTGCATAGGGCTGTTTATAGCCTCTATTACTTTTTGATTAGAAGCGGTAATAGCATCGATCATCATATTAAGAACTGCAAGCTCTGTAGGGGCAATGTCTACGCCTCCAACAGAGTCTTTTTTAGTATATTCCATATATCTTCCGGTTATTCCGGAAAGCTGTGCTTCTGTCGCTCCATCTGCCCTAGCTTCATCTATTTTTGTAACAAGCTCCGAGTACCCAGCCCTTGATTTTCCCATATTTACCGCTGGCAAATATACCTCAGCCCCAAAAGTATCGGTAGCCATGTTTTCATTTATTTGAATAGAAGAAGCAACAATTGTTCTGGTATGAATTGCCTCGGCAGTTTTTGAATCTCCAAGTTCAGAAAACCACGATTTAAATTTATCTAAAAGCTCTGTGCCACCTTCTACAAATTTCGCCCTTATATCAAAAGCAACAGCTCCCATTTCCCCGGCAATAGTTTGTCTTAGGTTCTCTATATTCTCAGTATATTGTGTTTCTATTGTTTGTCCGGTTCCTGATTTTACTCCGGTATAGTTATCAAGATCATTTTGAGTCATGTTTGCTCGATCCATACCGTATATCTTGCTGGCATCGGTAACACTAAGACCAAAAGCAGATTGAAGTTTCTTTATTTGCTCTGTTTCGCCATAGCCATAAGCTTCATATTCCCCGAATAAGTTATTTAATAACTCAGGAGAAAGCCCTTGTTCAAGTAACATTTGAGTTTCTATTAAACCACCACTTTTATTGGCTTTAAGTTTTTGACCTGCTCTATATAAAAAGATATCTTCTTGACTTTGCAGATTCCCGGCATTAGCGGTTGCCTGATCCATACCAGCAACTTTCTGAGCACCTAAAGCACCCTGAAATGTTTCTCCGCCCCTTGCCATAAAAGCCTGAGTTATTGCTATATCGTTAGGATCTCTGATTACACCCCGGGAAAGGGCAGAAGTAAAAGCACTTTCTATTCCTGTTAAAAGTTCCCCGTATTGAGCAACCTCTAAACCCTGGGACTTTCTTAATTTTTCTGCAGTATCTAATACTCCTGTCTGTCCATATCTTTGGAATAAACCCGAAGTAGCAGACAATTGCCCTATTGAGCCCCTTCCAGCCATAGCATAATCACCGGCACGACTTCCCGGAAAATCAGTACCACCGGCCATTAAGAATGCCTCTTGAGCTTTGGCTCCTTCTTCAAACGTAATACCGAATTTAGACACTGATTCTACGGTAGAAGCCATTGCTTCACGCAAAGCCTTCGTATTGGCTTCCATGTCGGTTCCAAAATCACCCTGTAACCCGGCCAGTTTTGTAGCCGGTCCGCTTCTTGGTTCATATTGGTTGGCTAAAGCGTTTGTTCCGGCAACCGCGACACCGGCAACCGCCATTCCTGCAAGTAAAGCTCCTGAGCCGCCCATAAGAGAAGCAAGACCAGATAAGCCCTTCCCGGCAGTATCAGTAGCCCCTCCGACATCTCCCCTTCCGGCCTGTGTTAAGGTAGACACTGCAGAAGAAGTCATCCCTTGTATTTGATGTCCTCTCTGCACTTGCATTCTGTTTACATTTTGCTGTTTTTGTTGAAGTTTAGAAAAGTTTTCCCCTATCTGGGTAAGCTTTTTATCATATTCGTCTAAGACTCTCGAATCAAAAGAAGAGTTGACGTTATCAGCACTTCTAGCAACGCCCTGAAGTTCTTCAGATATTCTCTTCGCACTAGCGCTGGCATTGTCTTGAACCGTTATTATCGTTCCCGTTTCAATCATTTTGCATCCTTAAAAGCTTTCATAACGTCTTCCATCATGGCCGGACTAAATCCATCACCATACTGTTCCATTTGCTCTTTCAACTCTTCGTCGTACTTTTTGTTTTTTTCAGCTTCAAACATCGTTTTAAGATGATAATCTCGAATTTCTTCAAAGCCATTTTTACTCATAAATCTAAGATAAGAATACTCCATCCATTCATAGGGTAGTTTTAAATACCTTTTGTCGAATGGAGTAAGTGAATAACGATCCATATACCAGATTCTAACTGTTAATTCTGGATCCTCATTCTTTATCTTTTCCTCGACCCCTTCCTGATATTCGGTCCTGAGTTTTACTGTAAAAGGTATTGAACGCCTTATAAATGGTGTTCTTCACCTCCTCATCCGGGAAGTTTATAAAACCGTCCCCTTCCCACTTCTCGGGGAATTTTTCAGGATATTGATTAATAATGACTGAGAGAGTTGCATCCCTCTCAGCCACGTTTTGTACTCTGATATCAAACGAATTAATGGGAAGCCCGCCAAAATAAGTCGCTTTCTTTCTGGAAATGATCATGAAATCTTCTCCTGAAGGAAATTTTATTACAAATTCACCGTATTTAGTTTTAACACTTTCTTCCGGGAATTCCCCCTTTGCAATTTTACCTACAATGGTATTCTCTTCAAACATTAACTACTCCTATAGTGTTCTTTCGATACACATTAGTTGAATATTTGCTGTTACATAAGCAGCAACCCCAATAGTAACACCGTTTGTGGATATTACACACTGGTTAAAGGAATTGTATACTACTCCAGCCTGAAGATCAACAAAGTCTATCTGACTAAGAACCGTCCCTTTTCCGGTAAGAGCTATTTCAGATCTCGTTTTCAACAATTTCTGAATAGTTGTCTCCCCTCCGTCAAGGTATGGAATTACAATATCTTCTCTAGGCCTTAATGCAACATAAGTTCCCAACGTCAACGTACAAGAATAGTTCTGAGAATCCAGAGAAACTGGACCAAAGAATCCTATTACCTGAGCAGTTACAACGTTGAAGTCCTCATTAAAAGAAGCATTTTGTACTAATCCTAATGTCTGCCGGTTTGCCGTTGCATCATAAATTACAACGTTACAAAACGATCCCTGTTGGATTAATTTTTCGCTCGCGTTTGGTAATGGCATTTCCTACCTCCTTACTGTACCAACAGTGAAATGTTATGAGTTACGAATACAAAGTTTGTAGGCGCTGTATTCCACGTGTTATATTCAACAACAATCTGATCTGCAACAATTTTACGAGTATACCCAGAATAAAGTATACCGCCGTTTGCAACGATTATTCCCTGCCCCTTCCAATCTTGAATAGTTCTCTCGAAAATTGAGTCAACAGTAGCCAACTGAGCCTGACCAACATTTGGAGTACCAATCAAAGCTTTTTCAAGTCTTCTTCTAAGATCAGCACTTTGATAAAGAGATTCTCTCATAATGGAAGCTTCATTTTGCTGTAAAAGAGATCCCTGGTAAGTTGTAATCGATCTTATAGTGATATAAGATCCGTCCTGATCTTTACCGCCAATCAAAACACCGGCTTTAATAAGAGTGTTCATATTAGCTCTTGTATAGTCTTTTTCCCATTTCGTAACATTAACTGCCTTTGAAGTTGTGGGATTGTTCAGAGATAGAGCTGATACCATACCAACCTGTTTACAAGCATAATAAGACGGAGCATATAAAGTTTCTATTCCTGAATCGTTAAACTGGTAATACCCGGGAGAACAAAGAGACCCAAAAGAAGAATTAAGAACAACAGCCCTTGCAGCTACCGCCGTTTCATCTTCCCCTAAAGCACCACCGACATAGAACTGTCTTTCTCTCCTACCTTCAACAGAGTTCATAATCACACAATGATTTTTCATCAAGATATGTACAGACTCTAGTGTTGACGGAGTAGCTATTAATTGAACATCTTCTTGTTCAAGAACTGTTAAGGAATCCGTAAACTCTGCAGTTGTATAAGCCCCTGAAGTTGCACCTGAGAGATAAACATAGTCCAGATCGACATCGGGAGCATTTCTTATGACGCCGTTTTTTACAACAGAATCAATATAAACATCAGCAACAAGAGCCTCGTAAACTGCTTGGTAGTCTGATTTTGCTGAATATGCAGCCGTCAAAATATTCTGAGCAGTTACATAGTCTAACTGGGAAGATAATTGAGTCGGAGCATCAGTTAAAACAGAACAGCTATAAGCAGCCTGATTATCAATGTACTGGACAAGTTCGCTTATTGTCGGGAAGTCTAAAAGAGTTAAAGACAAATCTTCTGAACCCGGACCTCCTGTAACTGTGGTTGCCAGAGTTGTCGCATTGATAGTCATCGTTGTGGCTGAACCGGCACCAATATACTGAATCGACAAAGAATCTCTTTCAATATTGTCAGTCTCGCTGGTATTCCCTTTGAACTCTGTTTGAACCTTATATGATCCGACAACAGTTCCGGCAGAATATTTCAATCTCAATTGGTTCATTGGGACACCGTATGAGAATGATTTTACTGTAAAAACATCAACGGCAGACTTTTGAAGTACACGAGAAGATTGTGTCCCGGGGTTGACTCGGATAAACCCGACTTGCTGAGGAGTAAGATCGTTGCCCGGAGCAAAAGCCTGAATAACACCCTCAAGTCCCTCTCCTGAGCTTAAGACCGCCCTTGCCTCATTAGCAGAATCAAAAACCTGTAAAACTTGTGGTTTCCCTAGTTCTGCATAACCTAAAATACAAATGTTTCCGGCAGAAACTCCACCGCCCTCATTTGAAACAAAATTTCTTCTGGAGTAAGCCCCAGGTATGTAATGCTGACTAATTTGACCAGCACTTGAAAAGGTCGCAGGATTAACGCCCATTTTTAGCACCTCCCTTCATTTATATGTTTGTCTGCAATTGCCCATTCTTCCATCGTTCTTGATTGACCGATGAAAAGATCCATCATCATCTTTTTAACAGCATCCTTTCGGGTAGTAGTTTTTAAATACTCCTTAACGGGATACGTTCTTAGATCCTTTACAGGATCTTTTTTATCTTCTTTCAATTCATCCTCCAACGACTGAAACTTCATGATCGATTAAAACACTGTCAATTAATCCAGAATCAGTATTATAAAAAACTTGAGAGATTTTATAATCCACATTGAACTGAATTGACGCACCTCTCAAGACTCTACCAAAATCATTATTATATACACCAGACCGGGATCCATTTACACTACTTTCAATAATGGCAATATCAAGATCAGTTTTCAGCTCTACATTTCCATGACCTATAAGAAAGAGACTGATCAAATCGTACAATCTATTCTTAATATTTGTCTGATCGTCGGTTGTAATATCAATATTTATTGTATCTCGTCGCTGATATACAATGTTTACACCATTCAAAGAATCGTTTGTCACAAAATGAGTATCTATCTCAGTTAAAGCCGCAGGAGATATCAAATATCCATCTAAAGCAGCCTGAGCTTTAAAAGCGGTGACTTCTGTTTTTTCCAATGTAGTCGGCTTCATTGAAACATATAACTGTGGAGACTTAGAATCGGCACTTGTAACAATAGTCGCACTCGGGAAAAGAGTCTCAGATACTTTATTAAGATCCAGCCACCCATTAGTAAAAAATTCTTCCGAAGCCATATAAGGCACCCATGGGTACTCATTGGAAATCCTTACTTGTGGGAAATTCGGGAACTGATCAGCCCATTTACAATCTTCCATTAAGAATTTCGTGAGTCTTTCGATTAATATCTCTTCTATTACTGGAATATAACTATATGCTACGATCATCTAAAATCCCTCCGCAGAGCATCTTCAATAACTCCCTGCATTGTTTCCCGGCCTCGCTCAAGAATATTGGCAAGGTTATGCCTTGCTTTAATTCCGGGGTGCATCCATGCACTTGACGGAGAGTTCACAGAAACAACTCTAAAGGTCATAAACTGACTATCCCCTTTCTCTCCCATTACAACCATACCTCGTAGGTTTTTAAAAGTATCATCTTCCGGGAATGAGAATCTTGTACCCCAAGAATATTTAGCTCTATTTACGGCCACTTTCCAATAATTTGGCTCTATTTTATCGCTTTTACTTGGAGAAGTAGTAACGAAACTTCTCTCAAAAGAAGGATCTTTCATTCCTTTTTGAACTTTTGAATATACATCAGACAATGTTCTAGGGCTTGTTGTATCTCCCTCTTTATTCTTTTGTCCTGCAGTTTTATGTCTCATAGGGATTATTAAATAAGGATCTCCGGCATGGACAGTATAAGTACTTCCGTCTTTTCTGGTCTGAGTCCATGATGATATTACCTTTCCGCCTGATCCTTTACGGGGTTTAACAACTCTCGACTTCTTTCCGAAAGGGTGAGTCATTTTCATATCAAATGGCTTAAGTCCATATTCTAACCAATGAACAACATCATCTCGGGAAAATACAGCATGAGAAAATGGAGTAAGTTTCTTTTTTTCGATCACATGTTTAGATCCTACGGTTTGCTGCCAAGCCCAGGCAATATTTGAGGATAGTTTTTCTACAGCCCTTTCGGTATACCTAAGACCACCGTTTGATCCAATTCCTCCGAGAGCGCCTATCAATTCAATTAAAACTGGATCGGTAGGGACAATTGACAATGTCATCATCAGAAACCCTCCCGGCCGTTAAAATCGGTAACTAATTTAAGGGCAACCTTTCTTGGAAACCTGTTATCTTCGCTTGTTCTTGGAGCAGGAGATTCACTCATGACTCTGTAAACAACATTATATGAATATGAAATACTTACTTGTTCTTTATCAGTCGGAGCGTCCCCGATCCATTTTATTTTATTTCCACTATATAAAACAAAATCAACACCCGGCTCAAATGGGTATTTCACCCCTGCCCGGAGAACATAAGCGCTCTTAAGTTCGTAAGGATAAAAAGAGGGCAATGTATCAATTACCCCTGTGGACCTGAAAACAGTCTTTTTTATTTGGCTTGCATTAAGAGCAACTATAATATCCTTTTCGTATACTTCCCATCTCTGAGGGAATATCAATATTCCATCTCCCCCTATATCTGAGAGAAATTTCTGGTCTGTTTTAGTAAAATTATTTTGAATCAAAGCAAACTTGAAGGGATTGATATATTCATAAGTGACCGTCACTTCATCAGCCGGTAAAATTGTATCGGTTATCTCAAAGCAATTTCTAAAGATTGTTGACACTGTTAATGGAGACCCATTAGCAACGGCACTCACTGACAAAATAGATCCCTGGACAGTATCGAACTCTACCAATGTCGGAATATCTATTTTATATAATTTATCCGCGATATATTCGGCTATTCCTGAACCGGACAAATTCACTTCTTCGGTATATTTAACCTGATAAACCTGCCCTTTTTTAACCCCTGTAACATAAGCCATACAATCTTGAGTTGTTACCGGATAATCATTTCCGGAAAAGTCCCGGACCCATATAATATTCGTTTGATCAATTACGCCGTCAATGGGAGCTTTTAAAGATTCAACTCTTAATGATCCCGTTGGATTGTTGTAAATAACGCTGTTCCCTTTACATAAAGGGCAGTTCTCGTCAACTTTAAGGTTATTCTGTACACAAGGACATTTTTCTGAAATAAGCCACCGTATAGGCTGTGAATGACGACCTATTAAAGCGTTAAAGTTTTCTCTTGAGAGTTGAAGTTTTACTGGTGTTATTTCTCCGAGTCCTGCATTAGCCATTAGAAACTACCTATTAAGAAATTTCCGTATTTGTTTTTATTTTCGTCGATGTATTCTTCCACTTCTTTTTTATACACAGCCAGCCTTGCCCCATAATAGGCCGACGTTGCCGACTGAGTAGAACTAAAAGATTCGCTCATTCCGTCTAAAGACAGTGAAGATGAAGAAAAACCAGCTAATAAACCGTCACCGATCACATTTAACATTTTAAGAGTTGCTATCTTTCCAATTATATCCCTTAAATCATCCGGGATAAGATCGGCTGTTTTGTAGCCAGTAGTATAGTCTATATGAAAAGCATCGGGATAATCATACATATCGAGCAGTCTCATCCATGGATAGGAATTTGAAGTAAAACTCTGTATTTTCCCCTGCCTTGGATATATTCTGAATTTCCCGTTTCTTCGGTCTATTCTTAACCACTGGAGAAGATTTAATATTTTATCGTCAGTCGGAGCGTACATATCGAGCCGGGTAACTTCCCTGACCGGCCTATGTCGCGATACAATAGTGTATTTCCTTTTTCTCCTGTTAGGATATGGAAATTCTTTTTTAACGTATTCTGACTCATCTATAGCGTCGTTTGTTATGTCATCACAGAAATACTCACGTGGGAATATATCTATGTTTAATTTCTTTTCTAATTGTTTTACAGCCCACTTGATCATCGTTCTAGTCTGAGCATCACTCCATACATCACCGTTGGAAGCAAGAAAAGCCTGTCCCCACATAAATGAGTATTTAACATCATCTGCAGTCAGGATTTCACCGAATTGACCATCAGGTACTATATAGTTTTCAAAAGTCCAACCAACAGCATCAGAGCCTATGGCTATACAGTTTGAATAAACGATTTCTGTTGTTGTATATCTATACTGATAGATTCCATCTGACAAATCGTAATCTGTAAAATTTGTTATGGATAAAGAAACGGGAACGCCTCCCCATGAGGAGCCGTCCCAGTCTTCCCACGATCCAGTATTAACCTTTCGAGATAATACGAAAGATACTGCATTTGAGATTTTTAAAATTATGTTTGTGCCACTTTTTGTAGCTATTAACATTTTTCATATCCTACTGGAAGACTACAGAAATGTTCTGCTACTTCCGGTTCAACTTCTGCAATCCCGTCTTCTCCGAAGTCTATCACTCCGAAAGAAGAAGATATTTTTCCAAAAAATTGAGACTTGATTTTAACTTTACCTTTTTTTGCCGGTGTTTTCACTGGCTCAATCGGTTTAGCTTTTACCTCTTCATCTTCTCCGAGGCATCCGGGGTTTTCCTCAACATGTCTTTCGAGTTTCTCAAGAAGTTTATCTTCTCCGATAGCCGGATGATATTTAATTTTAAAATCATCAGCTAAAGATTTCATTTCATCAATACTCAATACTTTTAAATCCATCATTTCCCCCTATTCTATCTTATAGCCCATTGGAGCCATGTTACGAGCAGAGTCATGCCAGTTGTAGCAGTTCCCCCGGTATTGTTTACGGTATTATCCGCAGTAACAATAAATTCAGAAGCCAAGTCAGATTTTGCTTTTTCAAAAACAACCAGTAGAACGTCTCCCGTTGTAGCTGTTCCGCCAGTGTTATTTATCGTATCATCCGCTGTGATTGAGAACTCGGAGGTAACATCTGTTAAATCTGTTAAATTAATAACACTCTTTAGAACATCACCAGCAGAGACTCCAGTCGCCGTTAAATCTCCGGCAGCACCACCAGCGGCAAGAACCTGAGTATTTCCGCTTACGTTCACAACACTTACGATCTCATCGTCTTTCTTAATCCCGGTTACAGTCAAAGCCCCTGCAGCTCCACCAGCTATAGTAGCTGATTTTATGAGAGGGTTTTTCAATAAATGACTGAATACGGGAAAAGCTTTTATAAGTTTATCTTTGTAACTCATTATTTTTCTCCTAAAAGAGCCCCGAAGGGCTCTTGTTATTTTTAGAACCAGTCAATACCACTGTGTCCGACGTTTTTGATGATCCCGTTAAAGTTGGCGATCTTCAGGTCAGGTGTTCCATACCATAAGAGTAGGAAAGGAATTGACGCTCTTGTTGGCCCAAGGTTGAATCTTCTAAGATCAAGGAACGAATCCCACTGATAAGAGTTTTCAACGCCTTCAGAAGAAAGAAGAAGCATTTCTGCAGTTCCCGGAAGTTCAGCATTCTGATCAAGAGTTACAGTAGTAGCAGCACCACTATCAGCGACTCTATACATTTCACGAACATCAGTTCCTGTAGTAACGTCTTTCTTTCCACGACAAACAATATAACCAGTTGCCAAAGGAGCAATACCGGGAGTGATTGTTATTTTTGCTTCCTGACCGGCAGTAAGAGCGAGATTCGCCTCGGCAGCGGCGGCAGAAACTAGACCACTTGCATCAACAGCAAAAACTGTATATCGGTAAGTTCCTGCAGTAGCAGTTACAAAACCGGGAGTTCCGGGAGCCGTTAAAGCCTGAGCAGCGAGAGCGAAAGTCGGAGCTGTAGGTCTTAAAGTCGTCAAAGAAGACGCTACAGGCCTTGTTTTGATCTTATACATTTTGTCGATTCCGGCTCTACCAGAGATCCAAATGTCTCGACCGTACATTGACTGAAAAGTAGTCAATTTTGTTCCGGCTGTTTTGTCACCAGAATTGTATCGGTATCTGTCTTTTAAAAGATTCTGCCAGTCATTAGCAATGGAAGGGGGGAAGAACATATCTGATACTTCACCACCGAGCTCATAAATAGAACCGATTGCAGCTTCTATAACAGCCTCACCGCCAGCGTCAGAAACTTTCAGTCCATTCATGTTAAAAACATTGTTTGGAGCTTCAGCTCTAATCTGTGCAGGATACCCACTTGGAAGGTTTGGAGAAACCGCTTCGTTTCCATGGAAACAATAGTACTCTGTACCTTTCAACATAACATGTGTTCCAAGTCTTTCTTCGGTTGCTTCAGCCGCACCGCCGATTACAGGGCTTAATGACTGAGCCTGAATTGAAACTTCTCTTTTTGTCTGGAAATACTTCACATTACGAGTATTTCTAGCGAATACAGACGTTGACTCAATGGGATCGCCAAGTTCGGCAGTACCGAGCCCTTCATACTCTCCTGAGTTAGTTGCCTGTGTGTACTGATGAACAGTAGATCCGACCTTGTTTTTAGGTTGCATCTTCATCAGTTTAAAATCTTCTACTCTTTCAGCAAGAGCCGAAATAAGCTGAGATTCAAGTGACTCGAACTGAAGGGTATTACCACCAGTTCCCATTGCGGCAGGATTAGCAGAATCACCGGCAGTAAGAGCTTTATTCAATGCTTCAGCATCAATATTACCAACTCCTACGCCACCGCCAAACCCGTAATTGCTTGTTGCAAAATTGTTTACATCCATCTTATTACTCCTTCACCAGCAGTTCAGCAACTCGGGGAACGTTGGCCACAACAGCCTGAATTCCGCCTTTTCTGAAAGCAAGGTTTGCCGCAGCCATTGTGTTTCCATCAATATCTGCATCAATCATTGATTTGATCAACGATTCAGTTGTTACTTTCATCAGCGCGTCTACCTGAGATTTTTGAAATCTTGGTTCAACTTTTAACCCATTGGTTGTCTGTCTCGGTTGCGGAGTTCCTGCAATTGATTTAATCAAAACAGAATCTTCGGCAGTAACAGCCCCAATAGATTTCATCAAAGAACTCTGTTTTTCAACAGTTGTCGAAAGGGATTCAACCATTCCAACAAGTTTTTTGATTGATTTTTCCATACTTTCGATGACTTCAGTTGCATCAATGACTTCTTCGCCAAGGGATTTACCCATGTCGTCTTCATCATTGTCATCATCATCATCATCTTCGCCGTCATAATCAGGTGAATCTTCATCCATCTTCTCATATTTTCCATCGGCTTTTTTCATGTACATGTGACCACCACGGTTTTTGTACACGCCATCATCTTTCATCTTATCAATACCTTTGATAAGAACATCACCACCGCCCTCAAGGTCTTCCAGGGCTTTTAAAAGCTCATCGGTGGAGGAATCGATGATGTCATTAACGTTGTCGTTTTTTGCCATAACAATATCTCCTAAATATTTTTTCAATATCACCTTGAGGACATTCCCGGCTTTCTCTGTCGAGTAACCAAGATTCACAAGATGATTAATTGCATCACTACTTTTGCTTATCTCTTTATTTCTTAACTTAGTCATTAAGGATCTAACAGGAGACCCCTCTAAGGATTGCACTTGTAAGGCATTTCCCCCGGACATCTCTGCAGGATTCGCACTTGAACCGGCAGTAAGAGATTTCACAAATTCCTTCGGACATAAAGTTGTAGCTCCAAGAGACTGATTAACTGGCTTGTAAGTCAAAGCGACTTCATCCCAGTCTACCGCCATAATGGTAGGTACTTCTTTATATGTGTTCGTATCCATTTTAAACGCTTTTTTCACTTTACGACCGCCAACGGAAGCTTTAACAGTTTCTAGTCCGTCGCGAAGTTTTCCAATTATCTCTTTGGCAATAGCATTTGACCGGGAAAGGACAGCTTTTACAAGAACTACTTTTTTTCCGTTATCGTCTTTTCCTTCCCATGCATCTATAGGTTTCCCTATTACATATTTCTCGGAATTCCATTCAGGATCCCATGAGTGATTGTCTGAGGAAGGTAGATGTTTGTGATCATAAGAAATAACGCCGTTTTGAAGAAAGTAATCTCTACTGTTTAATAGAGCAGATCTCAGGACCCGTTCGCCCTCATAGTCAAGATCCTCATTAGAAGCCTCGATTATTATAATAGGATTTCCGGCCTTATCAGTTTCCCATTGTTCGCCGACAATGCTTTTCGAGATTCTTGCTTCTGTGTAAATATAATCGTTTTCTATCATAAGCATAAAAAAAGACCTGTCCCAGTTAAGGAACAGGTCTCGTTATCGAACTCCCGTTAGATTTATGTTATGATTTTAAGTCTTTAATATTTATTTGTCAACAGGATTTATTTTTGTCTCTAAATCACCGCTTAGGATGGCGTTCTCAGCAACTTTATCTATAATTTTGATATCTTTACAGAGAAAGTCAACTTCTTCTTTTGTTGGAAGAATTCGATCAATATTTGAATAATTAAAACAGTTGCGGCTTGTGCCATTCATAACAATTCCCCCGTTGTAATATCAAAATGTTTATTATACGTTTTCCTTATCACAAACTCTCCAACAGGAAATTCACGAACAGAATCTCTTTTTAAACACTCTTCTAATGGTACATCTCTAAAACTTTTAATTTCGCAAACAACCGAAGGAATGTATCTTGAGATCTGAGCAAACCTTTCTCTGATTCTTTGTGTATTCAAATTCATTGAATCAATGATGATATTATATCCCGAAGCTATTGCCGAAGCTATTATTTGATCTTCCACAACAGTGATGAAATTTTCATTCTTAGGATTAAACCTCTCGTTATCCAACATGAGTCGGAGATCATCTCTATTAACTCTTTTCCACTCTGGATCCATTGCCTTCATTTTAGCCCAAGTACTTTTGCCGCTTCCTTGGAGCCCTTGAGTAAAAACTACTTTCATACTTTAGCCACCAAACATCTTAAATATGCTAATTGGATATTAGCTTTCCAGCCACTTAATTGTCTTAATCTTCCATCTTTACCGGATTCAGTGTTCCGAATCTTCTCGTCTAACTGGTCTATTTTCTTTTTCCATTCCTGTGCCATATCTATCATAATTCCCCCTTTTTTGTTTTAAGTTCTAATATCTCTCGATTGAGCATAATCTGTAAACAATTTAAACGACTATTAAAGTCTCTATATTCCTTTCGGGATATTTCCCCAGAAGAAACCTTTCTATAAAGATCTTTTATTTCTTCTTTTAATCTTTTTATCTTAATAACACTAGAGCCTATTCCATCCCCGTCGGTAGGCTCGAAATCCATAAATTGTATTAGTTTGGATACTCTTTTAGGATGTCTTAGTCTCCTTTCGCCCTTACATATTATTTGTCGGCATCTTTCTTTGGAAACATTAAGGATCATTCCGACGGCTTCTAAGGTTTTAGGTTCTTCTCCGTTAAGACCGTATTTGTGTTCGATTGCAAGCTTTTCCCTCGGTGGGATTGTATCAAGTATATCGTTTAAAGATTTTTTTAATTGATTGCTTTCTATCCTGTCAAATATATAAGAATCGTCTAAAATTTTAACCCTGTCTTCAATGTTCATCTCTAGGTTAAATTTGGTCTCTTCAATGCTGTATAATGAAAATGGAAACAAATCTTCTTCAAGTAGATTTAGCTTTTTTGCTATAATCTTCGATGACTCTAAGTAATCCCCTTTTGAGTTTAAAACAGAGCCTTTAGCCAGATTAATAATCTTTCCTATTTTACCTTCCGGTATACCAAAGTAATCAGCTATCACCCTATTTGTGAATAATCCTTTTTTCTCACAGATAGATAGAAAAATGTTATTTTTAGCTCTTCCAACTAAGCGTATTTCCTTCATAATTCCCCCTTGAATATACCTAAAATCTACACCCGATTAGATAGGTTGTCAAGAGGAATTAATTTTATTTCCCTATTCTTTTTAAAATAAAATCTACACCTTTCTGAAAAGCTACTGGTTTTAATTTTAATCCAACACTTGTTTCAACCTCTACAGCTTTAAAATAATGTAGATATTTTTGATATGGTTCATTAGATTTCATGATAATTTTTTCATCTTTCAAATATTTAATAAGATTATTCCGACCGAACCCTTTGATATTCAGGATTTTTGCAACTGCACCCATACCGAAAGTATCATTTGATTCAGTTACCCGGTCGTAAAATTCAGCTTTAGGAGTAAGAATCTCAATTTCTTTCTTTGCATCCATAAGTCTGAGACTCAAAGCGGAAAGAAGTTTTTCAGACTGTAGAAGTAGCTCTATGTCTGTTGTAGCAACCTTGCGGGTACTGGCAAGGTCGGTATTATGTGCTTTTTTAAGATCTTCAGATATTAAAGATACCTGATATTCGTCTAGTTCTGTCTTTATTCCATTTTTCTTTAATCCCGGGAAAACCCTATCAATAGAATTGTGGATTGTACGCTCTGGAGTATCAAGAGAAATTGAAATCTCACGGACAGACATTTTTTCTATACCCTCTTTAATTCCCTTTAAAAACCCATCTGAAAATAAACTTAAACTTTTATTGTCTTCCATATTTACCCCTAAAAACAAAAAAACCTATCAGTCAGAGGCTCACCCTGGAAAAATCCTCAAACAGCGGAAATTCCCAACCTCTGACCAATAGGTCTAAAGTGTTTGATATTTTCTTTCAATAGAGGGGTGAACTCCTGAAATAAAATATATATCAACGATCTTCATTAAACATACCATTTAAAATAGATAAAATCAATCACCAAATAACATCTATTGATTTCAATAATTTATCGTTTTCCTGAAAGAATTTTTCTATCAATGGTTTCATGTTTGTATCATATACTTCTTTGCTCACATATTGACCAGTGCTGACATATTCAGTATTAAAAGACATTGCATCCTCTCCGGCAGTTTCAATAGCGTGGTACTGCTCTAATGCTCTTGCAAAACACTCACAAGTTCTGTTTATGTAATCTGATTTAGACTTCATATTCATATTTGTTCTAAAGACATCGGCTATTTGCCCGGCAGTAGAGTTTCCATCATCGGAAGCATACCATTCCCCGGTTTTACTCCCTAGATAATAATCCATCATATGAGCGTATTCGTGAGACAAGACAAAACCTCCGAAGTTTTCATCTCCATAATCTACCGTTCTCATCTCTCCGGTAAAAGGATCTTTTTTCTTTAATCCTTTTCCGTCTGAAATTCCTATTGCATGCTGTGAAGGGACAAACAATCCAACCGCTTTTCTTGCGTGCATAGCCGTACCTTTTGCGAAACTTAATTTAAGACCGAACTTTTCATTCATAGAATTCCTTTCTCCGAATGTATTCTGGATAGAACTCATTGCATCAGAAAGATATTTTTGATCTTCAGTGGAAATGTCCGATCCATCCTGTCTTTTGATTTTAATTCCGTAGTCCCTTTGAAGGGCATCAGAAGTGTTAGAATCTCCGTATGAAGTCTCATTTCCTTTGGAAAAAGCGTTATCCACTTCTTCTTTCATAAGGTCCATATCAATTGTTTTCTGTTTTAAAGAATCTTGAAGCTCATTGTGAGACTTCCATGCATCTTTCATGTTTTCGGCATTATTGACTTCTCTATAAAGATATGTATGATCATAAAGCATTTTATTTGAAGCCATAACTTTTATTCTGGATTTCTTGGGCTTTCCTGCATATCCCTGTTTTTCATAATAATCAACTCTCTCTTGATATCGTACATCTATTATAGATTTTGATACTTTCCGGTAGAAGTCCTGAGTAGCAGCCACCTGTCCTAGACTCATTATTGCGTATTTTGTCCCTTCGAGATTATCAGCAATTTCCTCAATCCATGGTCCTTGTGCGTATTTATATTTTCTCTTTGATCCGTGTGGCTTGTATTTCTGAGAAATAGGAACAAGATATTTTCCATCTGACAGTTTTGTAAATATAATCGAATTGCTATTCTTGTTAAACTGATCGTAATCTATTTCAGGAATCCAATCCGGCTTTACATCTTTCCAATTTTCCCCTGCTTTTTGTATAGACTTATATGAAGTAAGTAAAATTTCTCTATGATCAATCACGGAAGTATCTATCCCTGATATTTTACCGGATACCATTCCTTCATTGCTTGTGTTTAAAGTTATATCTCTTGTAAACGGTATCGGTTTTATATTTTCTACCTCTTGTGACACCAAAACCTCGTCTTCTGTCCTTGGCTCAGGAAGAGTACCAGCTACCTCTAATGTTTTTTCTTGCCGATTGTCCGGGTTGGCTTCTTCGATTGATTTCTGAGCATCCTCACCAGTCACGGCAGGAGTATCGGGCTTAATTGGAGTCCTCTTTTCTTTTTCTACTGCCATTTCCTCATAATCTGTCTTTGGAGTTTCTTTCGGGATATCTTTGTTTTCGATAGAAAATAAGTCTTCAATCCCAGGTTTGTCCATTTCCATTAAATCATAAGGATTTATTATTATATTTTCAGTAGAATTATCTCTGTCTATTTCTGCATAAAATGTGATTTCACCATCATCTTCTGTGAACGTGAATTCAACTCCGGTTATAGATATTTTTTCATTTAGATTATCAGAGAGTGTTTCGGCTTCTTCGGCTTCCATTTCAAATGATCCGGTAGCAAATTGTCTTTTCCGTTTATCGCTTTCATCTGGAAGATCTGAAATGATTGGCTTAGTGATTTCACCCAACATCACTTTTAATCTTTCTGTTGTTTCTGATACCGACCTCTCAATGGCTTCCTTATGTTCTTTTGTTAATTTCCTACCCATATATTTCCCGGCTCTCAACGATAAATCACCTTCTATAACAGAATTCATCAATTTGTTTATATCCGCGTTATAGGTTTGACCAGATTCTTCAATTAAGTTTTGAAGTTCTTTTACTCGGCTTATTGGCTCTTCGGGAGCAGACTCAACTTCTGCTTTTATCTCTTCAATTTTCACTTTTCCGGGGGCATCCGATTTAACACTATTCCATATTTCGGTTATATATTTCTTTTCTGAAAAATCAAGCTGCGTTCCAAATAAAACGTTAATGCTTTTATCTCCGTTTTTTATTGCATTAAAATATCTGTGATTTCCATCTTCAATATTTATTCTACCTTCATTGCCGATGCTTACCCTAATTGGTTCGTCCGGATTTCTTGGCTCATGTTTCCCAATTGTATTTTCTGCAGTATGCCCTTCTGTTGGGTTTATTTTATCAATTGAGATATTCATAGGAATTCTATTATTCATAAATTCTTCTGGACTATCATATTTCATTGCTTCTTCTTCAATTGAAGATATTTCAATCTCAGGCTCTAATTTAATATCTTTCGGGGAAACTTCTCTGGCAGCCGTAATAAATTCTTTTACTATTGGAAGCATTTGCCCCTTATCATCTTTGAACCTAGAAGCATTTTCCCGGACAATCTGCATAAGGTCTTCCATGGTAGAAGCTTCCATTATTTTACGTTGAACATTTCTTATAGCTTGTTTTGCTCCACGGGATTCAGTCTCCGAATATGTCCGGACCCATTTACCCTTGCCAGAATTACCGGGAACTTTTTTATATTCCTTACCTCTCCATGTTCGTTTAGTTCCTACAGGGAAACCCTTTGCTTTAATAAGCATATCTTGAACATTTTCAGGAAGTGATTTTACAAGTTGTCCCGGGAACAATATATCTTCTAATGATTTTTCTAATTCATCGAGCTTTAATATATCAGAGAATTTCTTTTTCCAATATTCTAAGTCTTTTTCTGTTTTGGCTTTTTTCAACCGGAGAGCCCCGGTTAAGAAGATATGATGTTCTCCTGATTTCTTTAAAAGAATAGGAGTCTCCTTATTTTCTGTTTTTATGAATATCCACGCCAGAGGAGCAGATGTGCTTTTTTTCAGTCTTTTTATTGATTTTGAAACGGATCTATATTCTTTTACAGAAATTCTTCTGTTCCCGATTTGTTCTATGTAATATGATTCAATTAGCGGAATTATTTTAAAGACTGGAAGATTTAACATATATCACCTCTGGTCTATGATACTATTTTATCCTGTCTTTATCAAGAATTATTATGAACACCGTTTTCTTCAATTATTTTCGCTATAATATCTACTTTTCCATACATAATCGTCTTTATGTCCTGAATCTTAAAATGATCACAATCATCACAGTTTTTATCTCTTGAAACAAAAAAAGCATTATAAACATCTCCCAGAAATACTTGCCAGTCTAAATTTTCCTGTAGGATCTTTCCCATATCACCGCAAACAGATCTTTTCCGGCTCAATTTAGTAGCCCCTTTAGTTGTTATGGCCCGAAATTCATTCTCTATGTTTTTCTGAATCTGAGTTTTACGGGCAGCTATTGAATTTTTTCTTAATATATCACCCAAATAAGTAAGTTTTTTTGTTATATGTTCATGCATTATTAAATAAAAATACTCAAGAGAGTCTTCAACTCCCATAGGTGGGTTTTGAACTTTATCAGATAAGTTACTTATGGCTATTGCCAAATTTCCTATTTGCTTTGCCATTAAATCATTATTTTGCTTCATGGCATCATTATTCATTTTGGATTGTTTGAAATTCGAATTAACAAAATTGATCATCAGGATTATCAACAACAACGGAAGAATAGCCCAAACCATAATAACCAACCCGGGAAGCCCAACCATCCCGATCATATCTTTTATATATTCTAGCCAATCCACAAGCTCTCCTCCGAAATGAGATATTATACTTATTATGTTTAGAAAACCATTTTCAGTCAACATATTCTTGAAAACCTATTCGTTTATTTTTAAATATATTATTAATTAGATTATTAAATTCTATGGAATGAGCGATATTTAACATAAAATCCCCTCTTAATTAAAATATATTCGATTAAATTTTATTTGAAAAGCAATTATCAGTCTATTTTCTCTTTTGCTATTGAATTTAAGCTTATTATATCAGACTCAATAAGTTTTATTGCTAACTGAAAGTCAGTTTCTACATTATATCTACTTCTAAGACTGGAGACCCTTGCAGAATATGTCTTTCTGTCTATATTGAGGAAATCGGCTGCACTTTGATGCTTGCGCCCCTGGATCAACATTTTCACAGTTTGGATCTGTTCTACTGTTAAGCCTATATTCTTTATCTTTGGTTCTTTGTACGTATTCCAATACCTAACATACAGATGAGATAAAATAAAATAATACGCTATGAGCATAGAAAAAATATGAGGTGTAAAATAATCAATAAAACATATCTTTACGCATAATGATGATATTAAAAGAAATAAATTGAAGTAAATGTTTTTTATAGTTCTGTTATCAGTAACAGAAAAAAAGAAAAATATTGATCCAGAGAAATTCCCATATGTACCAAATATTGTTATCAAGACACCGATTAAAGCATAAAACAAAAAAAGTTTCTTATTCCGAAATATATATATAAAAATTAATGCTATTGTTGGTATCAAAAGATTCACATACCTATCGATAGTATGTGAATCATCAGAAAAAAACATTATAATATTAAAAAATAACAGAAGTATAGCTGTTATTATATTGTTGCTTTTTTCGTCTATGACCATACATCCATTACCGCCTGATCAGCAGTCAATTCAGCTTCTACAGCATCCATATGTATATCTTCCATTGAACCTGAATACAAAGTACAAAGTTCCGTCAATCCTCTCTCAGAGATTCTTTTTTTATGTTTGTCCTGAGAAAGCATAGCCATTTTTACCCTGGAAACTGATTTTTTGTACATTTTCATATTTCCGATGTATTCCTCTGGAATCTCCATTGGAGCCAGTCTGTTTAATTCTACATCAGACTCCCTGTAAGCAAATACAGACCCCGGGTTTTCAATCTCATAATCAAACATCATAAGATTTCTTTTTGAAAATCGGTCAGCATCCTGACATTCCGCAATATACGGAAGTTTTTCTATTAAGCTTCTTAAACTCATTTTTCACCATCCTTTTCCGGCAATAATAAACCTTCAGGAACAGGTACGTCAACGGACTCATAAACAGAGATTCCCCATGACTCCCATTCATTTACCAATTCTGAAAAATAATTGATTCTTCTTAACATAAACTGGTATAAATCTTCGTTTTCCTGAATCGGATCTAATATCTCTCTTTGAGGAGGAGGTTCAAGGTTTGGCTTTACCACAACCGGGACTTCTACATACTCAATCGTTTTGCAACCGGACAAAGCAATTAAAATAAGGAATAAAAATAATATCCTTTTCACTTTTCCCTCACTTTGAAGTTATTATCTTCATCTATAAGTTTTAAAATGGCTTTTATTTCCTCGGGAGAATAAGCCCTGTCTATTTTTTTCTCAAGATCTCTCTTCTCTTTTCTGGACAAAACAACCCTTTCCCTATGAGCAGCCCCGGCAACCTGTTCCCGGTCTCTCTGTTCCTTTTCTTTTTCAAGCCCTTCAATTCTATTGTCTTTCATTTCGATCTCAGAGTTGAGCCTTTTCACCTTATGGTCATTTATTGTCTTCTGGATCTTAAACGCTCCGAACTGAGCAGCCAGGGCTATCCCTATTGTTAATATTAATTGCCATGTCATTTTATTTATCTCCTATTTCTTTTTCATTTTAGATAATTGCAATAGTTATTTTTTTAATTTTCTTTTCTTGTACCATTTTGGGATAAAATCTTTACAATCATAATCTTTATTTGTTTTAATGCAATACTCTCTATCAAGGCAATACTTTTCACCTATTTGGTCTGTGTACACATCTCTTTTGCATACATGGATTCTACTCCCCTTGTTTTCCCACACCATGTGATTTTTACAATCTTTACAATAAACTTCCATAATCTTCTCCTATTTCTTTTTCTTTTCAATATATTTCCAGAATTGTTCAAATATTAATCGGTGATCTTCTTCTATCTTTTCTTCTGCTTTTAATTTGTCCTCGATTGCCTGTCTATATGCATGAACGAGAGCTGAATTGTAAACCCTTGTATCGGTTGCTTCGTTTCTTCTGCTCCCAGATCGTCAAGTAATTTAGATAATTCCTCTGGTAATTGATCTGTGTTTAAATATCCAGTGCCTTCACATCTTGTACAATACATAATCTTATCCTTATTCGCCTATTGTGGTTTTATTTGCCTGTTTTATGTATTTCATTTTGTTGATGTGGCTATCACAAGCATTAGAGCAATAACGGTTGTATAAAACAGTTGCAACCTCTGGCAATATTATTTCAAAATCATCAATATCTACTCTTTCATAAATTGCATCTTCAATCAAAGAAACTAATTTAAATATATCTGGACTTGTCATCATGTCTCCTTATTCAACTTATTATAGTAGCTGTTTTATTTATCCCCTACGAATCTTATTATATTATTAAAAGCATCATTGCAATTTTCTTCAATTTCATCTCTATAAATGTCGGGATGATTTAAACATAAATAAACAAGATCTATCAATTCTCTTCTTATTAGTTCTTTCTTTAATTCAGTCATTTCACTCTCCTTTTATCGATACCTATTATTAAAAGCTTGCTATAATTTCTTTAATTTTGTGATAATCCTTTCCCTCTTCAATCATAGCTTTTACAAGATTCTCTCTGTGCGCTATTTTTTCAAGTGTTTCTGGATCAATTGAGTCTTTATCTATTTTGCTCGGCAGGTCTAAAGATTTATTTATCATCTTCTGAAAATTAGAATATGCAAATCTTTTTCCCATTTCACTTTCAATGTTCGGGATTATGTCTTCTTTTATTGTATCGGTTAATGATCTATGGATAAGTTTCCCTGTCATTCTGTATTGTCCGTACTTTCTAAGAGATGGCAAAACCTCTCTTGTTACCCATCTTCTAAATAATAACGCCTTTTCTTTTCGGCTCTTAAATATTAATTCATAAAGAATAGGTTCGGGAATAATTAAAACTTTTTGTTTACCGCCATTAGTCTCTAAAAGGATACCACTACTAATGGTATCCTCTAATCCTGAAGCCCTGTATCTATTTTCAATGTCTTTAATTGCTGTACTTGCATCTTTTATACCTAAAGTACGGCAAACTTGACCTGCTAAAAACCAAGGTTCTCCATCTTTAATGAATCCTCTAATTTCTCCGATCTCTGAATTGTTAAATGTTTGTAATTGATCTGATTTCACATTGTCCCTCGTAAGAAATGATTTCCCCTAATCGGTGTTACGAGCACCTTTCAGGGATACATAAAGTATAACATCATTTTAGATAATTGCAATAGTTGTTTTTTATTATACAATTTTTTCACGTTTTACAATTGGAATCGGTATTGAAACACCTCCAAAAATATAAGGGATATGTATATATCCAACTCTTGAATACTTATATTTAGAGCCTGACATAATTCCCCACGATCCAAACATTATGATATACTTCATTTTCCTATTCCTTTTTCACATATTCTCATCTTTCATGTTATTCACACTCTTTTAGTTCTTTAAAGCACCTGAGCATCTCAATAACATCACCAGAGTATAGAGCTTCACTACCTTCTTTTATTGCATGTTTAATCATTAAAGCACCATACATTCCATTTGGTATTTCTTCATATAGTTTAACAAGTTCAGTACATCTCAATATCTCTTTGTGTAATCCTTCCACCAGATTCTCTACTGCTATTTTGTTTATCTCCTATTAACTCTATTATAGTAAACAGTTATAAATGTATTACTTAGTCTTATTGGTTGGAAACCTTTCACGTTCTTTAAATCTTTTGTTTACTATACATTTATCAGTATTGCATTCTTTTATTCTACATCCAGATATTTGAATATTGTCATTTCTTTCACAATATATATTATTGCACTTCATATCTTCTCCTTTTATTAACTCAAGTATATAGCCTCGGTATTCACATTGTCAATATTTATCTTGACAATGACAATACAATAAACTTACAATGTAAATATCAAGAGGGATAAATTGACAGACTTTAGTGAAAAATTGACAGAGTATATCGGCAACAGGGGATGGTCTAGGGAGTATGTAATCAAAAACACTGGCATTCCAGAAAACACTTTATACTCATGGGAAACTGGAAGAAGAGTTCCCCCGGGGTATGTCCAGGATTTATTATTTTTTAGATTAAACACTTTAGGACTGCCTATAAAGGAGTAAAATCATGTCTGAGTATATAGGATTCGGGGGAACAGGATGTAATATCGAGTTCTCTTTCTATTCTCAGACTGAGAAAGCTTACCGGGTAAAGACTGAAGAAGGTTATTTACTATGGTTGCCTAAGTTTATATTTGATGAATTTAAGACCATTAGAAGAGAATACAATCAAATGTTTTATGATAATCTAAGACAGGCGGTTGGTAACTATAGGGGAAATCTGTAATTAAAAAGGAAGGGATTAAAATGAATAAGAAAAACATAGGTTCATCTTTTGATGATTTCTTGAAAGAAGATGGTATTTATGAAGATGTCACAGAACAGGCTAAAAAGATTACACAATGTCCATCGTGTGGGAATAATGCTATTAAAGAAGTCCGAAACGTAGAACATTCATGGAAAGGTGTATCTTTCAAATACGATCAGATGGGTACATGGTGTGAAACTTGCAACGAAGGATATCTATCTCCTGAAGACCTCAAGATGTCACGCCCTGAGAGGGATATGAAGAAAAAGGAAATAGATGAAAAACAGGGGGGATGAGTTGAAAAAAACATTTAAAGGTTCATTTCGGATGATGTCTAAAAAAGAAGCCATAGAAATGCAAAAGAAAGTTGATGATCCTAATAACCCATATTTTCAAGATTATACAGGGTATTATTTTTCTAAAACATTTAAAGCGAGTCATATAAAATGAAAGATATGGATAAATCTATTCACGTAAAGCCAAGTTTTTATACATATTGTTTTGAAGAACTTAAAATAATCGCAAAAAGATATGGATATAACCTTGTAATTCATGGATCTATGAATCGTGACATGGATTTAATTGCAATACCTTGGAATGTATTATTTGGAACCGTTGATTCTATGATAGAAGAATTTGCAGATTATCTTCATGCTTCAATTATGCCTTTAACAGAAAAACAAAAATATTGTTTTCCTCATGGAAGATATTCGTACATTCTTGAAATGAGAAGAAGTTTCCCTATATTTGGAGATAAAGAATGGGAACAGGACAAGCAATGGTATCTTGATATTTCTGTAATACCGACAATACCAGAATAAAACTATTTCTCTTTTTTATCCTTGCCAAATTTAATATCCAGGATAGAATCTACCCGGGTAAACAATCTAAACCCGAGCAATACATAAATAATTATTGCCATTGAAAACCAGTTCAGGAAATCCCACATAAATATAAATGTGGGATTTTTTGTTGTTAATGAATATTGATAAAACACTGTAAATAGAATTGTAGACAATAAAGCCACGGTATTTCTTGATCTATTGTCTTTTAAAATATCAAGCATTCTACCCCAGATATAAACCTGAGCCTGAACTTTGATATAAATTAATGTTCCGGCCTGAAGAAAAGATAATCCTGTTATTATTAAAAAGTCTTTATATTCAAGCCATTCCATATTAGTTACCCTGTCTTTCAGCCGATTTTATAGCCTGACCACCACCGAGACACGCCCCGGAAGCAACTGCAGCCATATTAAATAATTCATCCAATGGAACAATTATATCCGGTTTTATGTATTGAACAATCAAAGCTTCTAAAATTATTACATATATTGCTATGAGGATTGCCATAAGCTTATCTTTTACTTTTTGGTCAACACCTTGCCCTTTCGGTTGCAGTTTTGCTCCCTGATACACTCCAAAGCTCTTACCGCCAACATAAAGAGCCACACTTGAACCGGCTAACATGATAGCCCCTGAGATCGGGACCGGAAACGTCATAATTGCCATTGCCAATATCGATAAGGCCAATAATACCAATGGTATCCATACAAATAATACATTTTTCACTTTCTACTCCTTATTACTATTCTTGATTTTTTCATTCTGTTAAATATATCTAAAGCCTTTTTCAGCATCCGGTCAAGAACTTGTTCTTTTGTCTCCACATCTCCGAAGAACATATCAGCCTGACCACTGGCTCCGACTTCTAAATTAGCATTCATTTTCTGCATAAAATCAGCAAAGTCTTTTTCCTTCATTTCCAGTTTTTTAGCAAATTCAATCGCGACATCATCTTTCGCCTCGAAAAGAGAAGACTGATTAGCAAAATCATCTATGGAAGAAAACTTGTCTTTCTGTAACTTCACTTGCATCGAAACATCTATTGCCCGGTTAAGCTCATCGGTTACAGAATAGCCACCTAAGCCCTTATTCCTGACTAATGGTGTTATGGCTCTAACTAACTTCTTACGGATAGATTTAGCCCCTTCACGGTTCAATCCTCTTATATTTGCTTCACTGACAACCGATCCGATCATTACAGTTTCAAGAAATTCTTTTCCGGCTCCGGTTATCCCCTCTTCTGTCACATACTGAGGACGGGTAAATTCATTTATAATGCCACCTTTCTGGAGAGAGTTGAAAACATCATTGGAAGCTTTCTTGTCTGCATATAGTTCCCCCAGGGTATCGAATTCCTGAATCTTGTCGGCAACACTTTTGACTACATCATCATTGATTATTTTAGACATTTTTACTGCAGACTCAATCGGGCTCATTGCCTTTGTCCCGGTCTCATTGAATTTGGCAAACTGTTCTGTTGAATAATCTTCTTTAGAATCTATCTCAAAAACAACACGGGGATTTTTAAATTTGTCTATATCTTTGGGATCAAACCCGAATCTGTCAGCTCTTTTTTTCAATGCTTCGATATATTTCTTGTCAGTTCCTTTCCGGGCAGCAATTTTACTGCTCATTGTCCGGTTATTTCCTGAAATAACAACACCGTCTTTTGTTACGACAACAGGAGAATCAAAACTTAACGCCCTGCCGTCAAATTGGCTCGCTATGGAGTTTACAGCTAATTGAGCATCCTTATCTTTCTCATAATCCCTATCGTTTATTGTAGCCCCGTCTTTACCTTTCGGGAAGTTCTCAGTCTTATTAAAGGTTTTCTCATCATGACTGGCAGTTGGCGCTGAAGATTCGACCAGTTTCCATGTTCCGGCTATTTCTTCTTTTCCGACATATATATCATCGGTATTACCGGTAAAAGATGGTCCTGATTCGTAATTATCCCTTATCTTCTGAACTGATTTATCGTTGGCTTTTTCTTTTTTTGCCGGTTTATCTTTTTTAAGAGTTTGTATTTTAGATTCCAGCTCTCCGGCTTTACTTCCGAAATGATCTGCAATGGCTCTGTATGCAGTATCGATATTTACTTTTTTACCGGGATTATCTTTTTTAAACTTATCAACTATCTCGTTGACTTTTTCCGGTGTAATTCCTGTTTTTTTGGCTATATCATCAACTGCCTGATTTCTTTTTTCAACAGGAACAACTTTCTTTTTACGTTCCCCAGGGGGAGTAGCCCTTGCCGCATCGAGGAATTCTTTTACTGCAGGGATAGCATGGCCGGACTCGTCAACAAACCTTTCCCGGTTATCTCTTACGACACTGAGCAAAGCTTCCATTGAGTCGGCTTTCTGTATTTTGCTCATTACATTTCGTTTAGCCTGAAGTTCTCCACGTTCACCGGTCCCGGTATAAGTTCTCATCCACTTTCCGGAAGAAAGCTTTTTATATTTTTTACCGCCCCATTCCCGAATTGTTCCGGGAGGCAAGCCCCTTGATTTTTCCAGTCTGGCTCCGGGTATATCTTCAATAGACTTTTCGGTAACATCACTTTTTAAAGTATCAAGTATTTTTTTCTTCCAGTAATTTAAGTCTTTCATAGCAGAATATGTCCCCATTTGTTCTCTCCCGGTTTAACATGTTCGTTGAAATATTTTCTATTATATCTTATTCCATAGCCTTTTTGACCTTCAGGACTTTTGTATCCGAGGTGAGGATTCCCCCAGGGATCGGCTGCAATCAATTCATCGGTCTTCTCGTCATAACCGACAAACACAAAAGCATGGCCGTCTAATCCGGGGAATTTTCCGGAAGTCATTACAGGATTACCATGTTTAAGTTCAAAAACAAAGCGGTTCCAAGTAAGATCAGTTCTAAAATCAGTTCTTCTCTTACCTGTTAAAACCTTATCAAGATAACTTCCATACATTCCGTGTATTTCCTGTGGTGGGTAATCAGACAAATTAGGATATTTTCTCAAAGCAAATTCTTTTGCGTCGGAAGTATTCAGCATAGTGAAGAAGTAATCATCGTCTGAAAGCCCTGTCGGGTTGCTATACGGTATCCTGGCTGCAATATAAAACATTACCCTCGCGGTGTTCATACAAGCCCCGTATGGTTCAAACCTATTATTTCTTTGAGTATAATAATCTTCTGGGTTTAATAACATAATATTTCTAGGCATTAATCATCTCCTACATGAAATTTTTCCAATTTGTCCCTACCGTAATTGTTCCTAATCCTGTTGTGTCAACGACTAAGGTTACTGTTTGACCGGCGAAAAGTTTAAATTTGGAACTCTCCAAATCTACTGGATAAGAATCAACTTTACTAAAAGGGAAAGATCCTACTAATAACCCAGGGGCATACGAAGTGAATGTTTTATTACTCTCTATGGGAGCCCCTTCTTCAAAAAGATAATTCCAGGCTCCTCCTGTTATTGTTCCCCCGGAATAAGCCCGGATAGTTGCCGATTTATTGAGGTCGGTAGCAGCGATCAATCTTATAGCCTGAGCAAACAGTCTATTTTCTTTCCCTTTGTACAAATCCCCAAGCCTAAAAGATATTAACGGGATCAATGTTCCTGAAGAAACAGCTTTTTCAACATCATCAGCTAAATATACGGCGAAAGAGTCGTTATATGCATTTCCTAACAATCCAGCTACAGCAGAAGGAGATTTTAACTTAATATTTGTTGTGTTTCCTAAATTCTCAACACATGCAGACAGTGGTAAGTTGGGGTTCGAGATACTAACATAATCATTATAATTGGCATAATAAATAGCATGAACAGGCGATAAAACCCCCATTTCGTCTTCCATAGAGAACACCTGGATACCATACCCTAGCCATTGGTGTGAAACTTGATAAACATTCCCTTTTTGCTGATTTAAGTTTGGTTTTTTATCAATATTCCATTCATCTTGATAGATCCAATATTTAACATCATCCTTTATTCTGACAACTCCAAATTTCAAACCATCATACCCAAAACCCCAACCATCAACAGAGTTAATTAAACCTTGAACTTGCCTACTATTAGCTTTCGGTTCATCATAAACCGTTGTCCATCGTGCCAAACCACCTATCCCGGGGATGTACCGAGATGATTTTACAGTCTCTATTTTGGCTTTACCGTCTGCGGCGACACCAGTTTCTAAAACAGCCGAAGACTCGTCGTTAGTTACAGTTCCAGTAGATGTAATCTCTTGTCTGATTAAAAGAGGGTTGATATTGTAAGCAAAAGTCCACGATGCAAGAGGTTCAAATTGAGCGATAGAAAGATCCCCAAAGGCAGAGACCTGAAGCCCCTTATTGAATTTTACTAATTCTTGTAGATTCCCTACGTCTGTAAATTTTTCTTCCATATTATTACCTCTTTATTATAATTCTTTTTCTCATCTCTAATGGAGACTGATATAACATAATTCCTTTCTTATCTTTAAGAGCTTGTTTAAATTCCTCTATGGAGAATTCCGAGACCGATCCCAGGAAGTCAGGATTATCATATTGTGAGAGATAAGCTTCTATTGCCGATTCTTTTGATACCATATTTATAAGGACTTTATCTTCATCATAGCGCCCCGTCAATGGATCGTTTTGATGAACTACATAAACGGTATCAGATAAATCATCCGGTCCAACATAACAGTTGTGTGTGAAGTAGCCATTAGCAATAAATGTCCCAAGAGAAGTTTCTATAGCTATATAATAACCATCATACTCTTCTATGTTTATTATTTTCCTTTTTTGAAACCTAAGCGATATTCCTGTAAAATCTCTTTTATATTTTACAGCAGGAGCGACACTCATAACAAACGTTAATGGAGCTATATCAGATCCTTTCCAGTTATTTGAGCTAATTCTAATCTCAGGGCTAGATTTATACAAAGAAGCTTTTAATCCTATATTATTAAGAGCTTTAGAAACCATTAAGAATGCATTTTTTTGGTCCTTTACTTGAGAAATAGAAACTCCCCAGCCTCCATTCAAATGTCCATCAGTATCATAAAACCCGGACAAAAAACCTCTACACCAATCATAATCATCAATCATTTCCTCTGACAATACTGTTTGAGCTTTGGCTACTTTATGTTTTCCGGTAATATTTAATTTCGCAATATTACTTGTTGAAACAACGATTCGACCTGTTTCGTCTACCGGGGATTTTGTTTGATAAGGTTTTGAGATAATAATATCTGGAGTCTCTATCCCAAATTCCTTCCAATAACTCTTAACTCTATCTAAAACCTCTCTTCCTGCTATTCCCTTTGATATATTACAATAGACTGCTTTTCCTATGTCGGTAGAAAAGCGAATACAACCATCTCCTTTGTATGCCCCATTTAGATATCCTTTTTTATATTTGTCATTCTCTTTGTTTTCATTCGTTTTGTATATTTGTGTTAATATATCACCTTTTTTAAGCTCATCAGCCCTTTTCCATCTCTGGTCTTTTGTTCTCAGGTATGAATGAAGATGTCCTGGAGTCGTTGAAATATAGGTTCCGTCATCCATGGTTATTTTCATCATTTTTGAAATTCCAGATTTTATAGCTGTAACCTCTGTTTTTTTCTGCTTTCTTTGGCTACCCCTACCTTGAGGGGATTCCTCAGATCCTATCAAAAAATCACCTACTTGAATATCTTGTGCCTCTTTTTCCGTATAATCTGACATCAATATTTTAGTATCAGGAGAAACACAATCTACGCCCTCATTATCAACAGCTTTTGACCCGGTTATCCTGCCATAAGGAAAATTCATAAATGTTTTCCATGGTTTACCGTTTCTATCTTTTCCTTCCCGGTAAGATCCTTTCTTGTTTTCAATGGCTATATCAAGACCGTTCCATTGTATCCGGTCCTGAAGTTTATACTTTCTATCGTATTCAGCCGGGGGATTGGTTATTGAGGAATACCCTTTAAATTCAATCCCCTTACTCAAAGGGGATCTTACTTTTTTCCGGATAATCCCTTGTCTTCTTGATACTTATAGACCCACTTACCATTAATCATTTTTTTAGTGATGTATTTTGCTTTTAACAATCTACCGTCTTTTATGATTATTCTTGATTTTTGAATTCCTGTAGACAAGTTTTTTAAATAGGCGGTCGCCTCATCAAAGCTGAACTTAAATTCTCCCCACTTTTCAAAATAAGAACCGAATATTTCATCTGTAATATCATCCCAGTCGCCGGACCCCATTGTTTTTGCGTTTAATCCATTTGATTTAATTGCAGAATCAATCTGTTTTTTTAAAGCTTCTGGAGATTTATACTTTTCGATATTTGCGACTGTTTCCGGAGATACGCCCTCATCAGGAGACCAGGCATCACCTTGAATCTCCTTTCCTAACTCGTCGGATATAGAAAAACTAGCTTCTACTCTCAAATAATGACCTATGAGTTCTGCTTTTAATGAGTTTTCGTCAACATCGTAATCTTCCGGGGGAATCCCTTCTTTACCCATTTCCTCTTTTATTGTATCGAGAACGAATTGCTTTTTATCTTCTTCTGAGATAGGTTTATCAGCTCCAATAGCAACCCCAAACTTCCCTTTGCCATTTTTTTTAGTAGGAAATTCAAATTGATATATCTTACCTTCAAGTTTTGCTTTAGGAGATTTTTTTTTCTCTTTTTCTGCAATTACTTCTTCAAGTTGTTTAATCCCGGTTTTTAAAGCTTCTTTCATTGCCGGTCTGGTTTCATCTTTAAGGTTGTTTTTAGCTTCTTCAAGATTCATTTTGTTTATAGATAGACTTCTACCTTCATGAACTTTTCTTGTTCTGGCAAGCTCTGGATCGGTTGCCGATGGACCATCAAATTCTTTTTTCTTCTTCTCTCCTGCAGTAGTTCCCCGGGCAGCACTCAGGAAATCAGCGACTATCGGCAAGGTCTTCCCAGAATCATCTTTAAACCGGGACATGTTTTCAGATACTATTTGTGAAAGTTCTTCCATAGAAGAAGCATTTTGAATCTTTTTCATTACATTCCGGATTGCCTGTTTTTCTCCCCGGTCTTCTTTCCCAGAATAAG